GTCGCCCCGCTACCCACCCCTATTCGCTATGCCACATCCTCCCGGCGGGGCGACTGGTCTTTATTGTAAGGTAGAACGTACTTCCTATTGAGATATTCAGTACTGAAATAGTACGAGCTCGAACCAAAAAATCCTTGTGAAAGTTCTTGACATGGTCGCTTGTATTTGAGAGAATGATAGTGGGAGGTATTCAGTTTAACCGGTTGCCCTTTAGGGGCGGAAAGGAGCATTATCATGACTAAAACAAAGCTTCCTAGTTTAGAACAATGGGTTGCGTACTTCAGGGAACAGGCACAATGTGGTACATCAGGGTGCGTCTACAATCCCATGCACGAGAATGCCACCATCATACTGGGAGAGGCGGAGTTATTGCTGGCGGATTGGCTTCGGGTCGGCAAGACTACACCAGAAATCGAGGAGAGATGTTCTAATCTGCAAAAAATGATTCTTGACCACGAAAAAATTAAATATGAACTTGGAGCCGATGAGCCATTGTATCAGTTATTAGAACTTGTTTCTAGTATTGACGTCGGCACCATACCTGACACGTCGCAAAACTAAACTAATTGTGCCCAGTAGAATGCCTCCCCTACTGGGCATTTTTATTGGCCCGTATCCCCAGTATAACACCGTATCCGCAAGCAAGATCCGTGCCACCGAGCTTGGCACGGAATTTGCATTACAGGGGCGTTTTGCCTTTTAGAACGAGGTTTGTGCGATTTTTTTCCAATCACCCCACCATATCATATCAAAGGGTGGGGTGATTGGAACAGAGTTATTTATCTTGCTAATAAGTATGTTATACCTAGTAGAACAGCTCCTCCTAGCCACCTAAAAATAATTTGCTAAACTTCTTGACAATCTTATCCGATTCGTTAAAATAGAAGATAGGGAGGCTTTCAACAACTAACTAGTCTAAGGGAGGAATCAAGATGACGTTATGGAAAACAATTAAAGTCGAATTGCTGACAACAAAAGATCTTATTGAGATCTTCGAGAAACTGTCATCATATCGTCCGGCAAGTGTAAGGGAATTCGAGGCGATTGAAATGGCTATGAAGATCCGTAATAGCTTGATAGACTGGTCGCAAGTAGAAGACGATCCAACCATCGACCAGTTTATCCGAGAACGTATCGAGGAAGATCTTAACAACAGTATTTCGGCATACATCGAGGAATACTCAATATAACCACTTTGACTAGGTAGAACGCCTCCCCTACCTAGTCATTTAGGGAGGGTAAGATTATGAGTAAACCGAGAGAAGTTATTAGTGACAACCCAATCTATGATGCACTTCAGGAATGTATGTATGCCATGTCTTCACTTAACATGGAGGATGAAATCAACCCTGACTATGATCCCGATTCCGATGACTTCAACGACCATTTCATTTCAAACAAGTTTGTCTATGGGAAACATAGTTATGAACACATGAGAGCGGTCATCGAGGCTTTGTTCGTGGCAGAAGAAGAGAAGAAAAAGACCAAGGTCAAATTCTATCAGGCCCTTGAGAAGCTACATTCTATGAAGCAAAACAATGAGCCAATTCCAGAAGAAGATACTTGCCACTCGATTGATTGTGAGTGTATCGATTGTTTGATCCTTATAACGTACCAAAGATTTAATAAGATCTAAATAAACTGATTGTGCCCAATAGAACACTCACTCTATTGGGCACTTTCTTTGTCTTGTATTCGGTTTATAACGTCTTTATATTTGGTATAGGTGGCGTTTTATTTTTTACAACACTTTTATTCCGCTCGCCCCGCTTTTTCCCGCCACCATCCCCATACACCTACCTGGCGGGGCGAATGGAATAGGTTTTATTTTTCATTTTTTTTTCGTTTTTTTTTCGTTTTATATGTACAAGAACAATGGTATATCCAAGCTGGTAAGTGGGATGCCAGGGAGATCCACAAGATTCCTACTCAAATAGTGTATGCTCAAATAATACGTGGTGAAATAGTCCGTAGTGAAATAGTACGAGTTCGTACTATCTCTTGGCACGATAATTGCTTGTAAAAAATGGTTCGTGAATCCTCTTGACAAGATATATATTGTTCATGTAGGATAAAAGGAAAAAACCACGAAAGGGGGTCGGGAGGCCATGGAAAAACCTATTTCACGAAAGGGGGTAGAAATGGATCGACGGGAACAGTTGCAAGTTCTTACCACGGGGATTGCGCTCGAAACGCTCAAGGCAAAAATTGAACTTGCCATACGTTCATATACACCAGAAGATTATGAACGTATGTATCTGGCGAGCGCATTGACAAAGGTCCGTGAGTGTATCGATTGGATAGACGATCTAATCTTACTTGCCAAATCAGAAAGGGGGTAATGATGAGTCAATTATCGATCCAATCCTTGTATGATGTATTGGGGTATCTAGATCGGGCAAAACGCCGACTAATGACGGTGTATTCGTCAGATCTAGACGATGGACAAAGGGAAATTCTAGACGATGCTAGATCGGCGATACGGGCAATCGAACCAGATCTGAGAGAGGTATTGAATGAACTTAAAACCGGCCAAAAATGGATTGCGCCGGAATGAAAGGGGGATATCATGTATCTCAAGAACCTAAGGCAAAATAGTCCGTACCTGATTGACGAGAACGGTATCTCTGTTATTAGTCCGTTCGGTGACAAATCTTCCTTGTATCTAATCAAGGATGCGGCCATTGGCGCATTCAGGGCATTTACCGCTTGTGATGCCAAGAACCAGAAAGAGTTTATCCGATTGCTTGCAGAACAGATGGTCAAATTTGCTGTCGATGAATATGATTGGAACCCTGATAACGCCAATGAGAGAATCAAGAGGGTTGTTTTGAATCCAATAGCAGAAGCATATGCACAAGGCTGGGCAGACAGTAGAGAGAATCCTTAAGCACTTTTCAAAGGCCCGTGAAATGCCCATCGATTCACGGGCCTTTCTATTTGGTAAAAAGCTATTAGCACGGTGTTTCTATATACAAAACACTCTTGATAACATTTCACCCTCTTTCTACTCCCACCCTACCCATATTTTTTTCCTTGACTTTACCTCTAACTAAATACTATAATCTAAGTATACAATTCATAACCATAATCAACCAGCAATCAGAGAAGGATACTTACATGACTCATTTTCAGTTATCAGCAAAACTAAATCACATACAATCCAGATACACTTACAACGCCCAAGCTTTTGACGAGCTAGATGGGGAGAGTGCATATTGGCTGGGGTTTATATATGCTGATGGGAACATGTACAACAATCGACTCACTATATGTTTACAGGCCAGGGATAGGTACGTACTAGAACATTTTCGTTCGTTCATGCAAGCTGACATTTCCCTGCACTACCGGCCTCGCACAAATGCCTACGCCGTCAGTATCGGAAATCCGTATCTTGCTGCACGGTTGAAGATGTTAGGGGTAGTTCCAAGGAAGGCTAGAAAGATTCGTTATCCTGAGGTTATAAGTGAGTTAGGGTTAGATGGCGCTTTTATTCGGGGCTATTTTGATGGAGACGGATGGATTGCAATAGGTAAGCGTTCTACTCTAAGACTGGGGTTTGCATCGAACAGAGATTTCTTGGATGGGATTACAACAGTTATAGAGGGGAAACTGGCGATAGTGAAACCCACATTCTTTGCAAACAAGCGTAAGCATCGAAATGGTTATTATGGTTCCATTAACTATTCAGGACGAGAGGACATAAAAAAGATTGTGGATTTCATGTGTTCTGATATGGGATTCTTTATGGAACGGAAATTGGGGAAATTCTACAAGCTCTACATGCAGCTAGAAAACAAAAAAGGGAGACTAACAGGAAAAGAACGTAACGGTCGCCTTTACAAGAAATTCTATCTTCCTGAAGCACACCAGCAAGCCTATAGCCAGCTCCTTCTATTGAGCAGGGTACATGAGCCCCTTCCACCCTTTCCCTTTCAATCGGGGCACTAAATGAGAATTAGTTATCAGGGCAAAGAGATGCGGTTGTCAGACTGGGCAAGGGAGACTGGCACAGGGACAAAAACGATCATGTACAGGATCAAAGCTGGATGGAGTGTGGGGGAGGCATTAGGATTTGTTGAGCGAGAAAAGAAGGGGCCGCAGGATTACGTGAAGGCCAAACGGTTAACTTACAATGGTCAAACTGCTACCTACAAAGAATGGAGCGAACTGACTGGACTGCCTATTACCACCATCAATTCCAGAGTGCTTGCAAACTGGCCGGAGGAAGCAGTACTGAATACCCCTCAAGGAACCCGACTGGAAGATTACCTGCAAGCTAGACGTGTTCGGGGGCTGTGGCGATTCTTGAAGTTCATTCTTTAGTTTGTATATGCAGGAAGGGACAGCCAAGAAAATTTTTGGAAATAAAATCACTACTTCATTTTACTTGACAACCCCTTACTCTACATAATATAATCATCTAAATACCCATCAAATAGAGCAGCCGGTAAAATAATCGGTAATATTTGGCTACTTACCGGCAATTGGGGGCACTTATCGGTAATATCTGGCAGTTTAATAAGCAATAGGCAAGCAATAAGGAGGAGCGTATGGAGCAAGCTAATACCGCCTTTGCAAGGGATTCTGGCGCTGTAGCTTTCGGAATGGAAGTTTACGAGGCCTTGAGATCGTATGCAATGGCTAGGAGAGAGTGGCCAAAGACATTACGAAAGCATTTAATAGAGATAATGGCATTTAGGATTTTAAGGGACCAGACCACAGACCAGAGAGAGCGAAACAGGTATACCGGTTATATCACTTATCGTTGGAATTTCTGGAATAACCAAGCAAAGAACAGGCGATATTACGAGAATACCCGAGAATGGCAACGAGCGAAGGCCAAGGTACATCTGGAGGAAAACTGGGAGGAGATAAATCACAGGAAGCGGAAAAATAATCGTAGGAGGACAGCAGAGAACAGGAAATTGGCAGAGCAAGGAGATTGGCGAGGGATAGTACAAAGGATGGTTACGTCGGTTCGGTCCAGGTCCAAGAAGAAGAATGCTTGGGATGAGCCATTTGACATAACCGATGAATGGATACTAACAGAGATGGAGCGTAGTGAATATAGGTGTCCAGATGACTGGCTGATACCGAGCATTGACCGTATAGATTCTACAAGAGGGTATACACAAGAGAACTGTCAGATTACATGTTTGCTATATAACTATTTGAAGAGGGAAATGAATGACGTAATAGCAAGGAGGATGATGGCTGATTTTTTAGATATGGCTTGCTTTTATTGGCCGCAGAAGAAGATAGCAATGGCACGGGAGCAGACGGCAGCGTAAACTTGGGGGCAAGGGCAATAACCGGCCAGATCTTACGGCTTAATAGGAAAGGGACAAGCTAACAGGAAAGATATTGCTGATAAAAACGCTTACTGCAGTGGATAGAGGGCACTGTAAACTTGTGTATTCTCAAACTTACAATGCCCCTGATCCTTTGCTGGTTGCTCGTTTAAGTGGTATGGATTTCTTCTTCCCTCTGGTTCATTTTGGCGAGCTGGCGGTCTAACTCTTCATGATTCACTTCTACACATTGGGGGTCTTAGCATGGATGATTCACTTTATGCCATTGGGTTCCTTTTACTTTGTGATTCGCTTTAGTCATATGGGCCTCTAAACTATGCTGGCTCACTCTAGGACTTTGGGCTCCTATGTGGGGATGATTCACTTAACAACAATGGATTTCTTTGGCTGGGTGGTTCACTTCTTTTTCAAGGGTTTCTTAAGAGTCTTGGCTCGCTTCGCTTATCTGGGTTTCTTTAAATTATTGGCTCGCTTTTGGTATATGGGTTTCTTATGACCGGTGATTCACTTAATCGCCATGGGTTTCTTATGAAAGGTGATTCACTAAACGATAATGGTTGCCTTTATCTGGGTGGTTCACTTCTTCTCTCAATGGGGTTCTTTCTTGTCATGATTCACTAATGCTCTTTGGATTTCTTTGAGTGGGTGATTCATTTCGGAAAGTTGGGTTTCTTAGAGATTGTGATTCACTAACCAACCCTGGGCTTCTTTGATGTATTGATTCATTTCAATATCTTAGGTTTCTTAGGACCATTGATTCACTTTATGCCATTAAGAACCTATGGGTTCCTTTTACTTTGTGATTCACTTAATCATTTTGGGTTCCTTTGTAGCATTGATTTAAACACTTGATTCACTTTGCTCAATTGGATTCCTTGGAGTTCATGATTCATTTCGGCAGCTTGGGTTCCTGCGTCCTAATGGTTTATTTGGGGACTCTGGGGTTTTTTGCGTCTATGGTTCACTTTACGGTCATGGAGTTCTGTCTGTCAATGATTCACTTGATCTTCCTGGGTTTCTTGGTTCTTGTGATTCACTTTGCGCCTCTAGGTTTCTTGCTTCTGATGGTTCACTTGCTCAAATTGGGCGTCTTTGATTTTGTGATTCACTTAATGATCATGGGTTCCTTTGAGTTTGTGGCTCATTTAAGGAGCTTGGTTGTCTTGAAAGTTATGATTATTCCTTGCAAATAAAAGAGGGGGATCTAATATTCCCCCCTCACCGGTCTCTAATGCAACAATTTCATACCCTCATATACCCATCCTCGTTCTTCGGGCATAATCATTCTATGAGCTCCTCCTAAAACTGCCACTGGATATACAGGATCGGTAGGCAGTCCTGATAGTGTTCTTCCTACGTACCAGTAATCGGCCAGGAAGTGTTTGGCAATCTCCCGGCATGCAGCATTATGGCGATGACCTTTGCTGGCATCTTTCCACATGACTTGCTTGTATCCCCCTTTGACTCTGGTGTGGGTAATACGCTCTGAGTCGATATACTTGGCTTTTACTTTTTCCTCAAGATAAGCATAAGGCCCTATCGGATCTTTGTTCTTGGCACGAATCTGAGACATGGCCATATTATAAAGCGCTGTTCTCAGGTTTCGGTTGCCGCCTCCTTTCTCTCCTCTTTTGTAGCGTTGGTAGGCAGGTTTGTCGTAGCCAGCATAAGCCCAAAGACTGGAGGCGTGATCGGCCTTTTCCAGATCGAGATATACCGTGCAATAAGCTACCGTAATGGGACCGATGTAGGGAACGCCCAAAGCAGAGGTAATAAGCGGGTTGTTCTCGCTCATCACCAGAATATGCTCTGAGACTTGCTGGGAGAGTTTATTCAGCCTATTTCGGTGAGGTTCCAGGTGTGCTTCGTAGTAGGCCAAGGTTTCGGGGTTTAAGTGATCGGTTCGGCGTTTTTTGAAGGCATCGATCCTGTTTTCAAGGGAGACCACAAGTTTCAGGATTTGATTACGGTCGTCTACAAGGCTCTTCAGGTGATCCAGCTCTTCGGTACGGTCTCGCCAGCTATCGTGATGTTTCAGATGCTCAACCGGTTCCATATATACAACATTTTCTTCTGAGTAAGTTCCTCCTTTCGATCCAGGTACTACACGGTGTTTGTCTCGACCTGCCTCCGACCCCTCTTCTAGTTCTTCTACTACTTTTTCATCTTCTAGTTTTGTCATTTCTCAGCTCCTTTATAGTGGTTGGCTTATACTATAAAGATGCATGAGAATGGCGTTTTTATCATCTCACCTCAAAAAAAATTGAAATTTTTTATATCCTTGACAATATCCTGCCAGAATCTCTCTCGTAGCCACTTATCCATTACGGTGATAAGGTGTTGGTAGCTTTCGGTAGGCAGGGATACTTCATATTTTGCTGCTCGAACAATATCATCCCTCGTTCCTTTGATTTGGTCGGTTATAAGCCATTGAGCAGAGTCAAATAGCTTTCGGTTATGGATGATCTCGAACTTGAATTGCGGGTTTTCACTATCAGCCCAGAGACGGAAGAGATAGGGATAGGGACGGATACGTGGATGTTTGTAATCTTCGTATGCCCAGAGAACACGCCAGTACTCGATTACGTCAGGGTTATATTCCGGTTCTACCCAATTAGTGTCTTCGTAATAGCGTGTGGTTTGGTCCTGGGTTTTAGGTATTGGTATTACAGGGATCAAGGCGGCTGCAGGTAGAGCTCGTAAGAATTCACGTCTTTTCATCTTGGGACTCCTTTGTGGTTTCGGGTTTCGTTCTTCTAGGGTTGTCAGGGATTCTAAAGTTAGGGCCGGTCCAGCTTGATATACCACTCTTACGGGCAGAGTGGGCGTATCGGTAAGTATGTCGGTGACGTCCAAGGATTCGTGCTTGGGCATTTAGGTCTGCTTGTAATCTTCGGTCAGTCCTCATAAGATATCTAGTGCTTTTCTCCAGTAAGATTAATCCCTTGTCCAGACCCCTTACCACTTTTGCCTGTTCTGTCACATACTCATGCAGGTACTCTCTACTGGCTGTTAGCTGCCGTATTGTCTTCTCTATGCTGCTGGTCTTGTAAGTTTGCTCTCGTAACTCCCGGCCTAACCGTTTCACCTCCTTTTCTAGGGCGGCTACTTGCTCTTTCATTTGTATGTCCTCCATTTCCGGCGGGACTATGAAGATCTCGCCATCAGGTCTATCCACTTCTGCCCGTTCTCTTAAATACGCCCTTTTCAGCTTCTCCAGTCCTTCCCGTTCGATCTGCCGTACCCGTTCCTTTGTTATGTCCATCTTCTGAGCAAGGCATTCGAGGGATATAGGATCGTCTTCTAACCCATCTAAGCCAAATCGATTCCTGAGGATGTACTGGTATCGATAATCCAAGCCTCCTAATGCCATTTTGAGGTAGTACTTGTCTTCTTCTTTTAGTAAGAGCTCTTCAGGGCTCTCGGGTAAGGTATGGACATTGGCAAAAGCAAGTGCCTCGGATTTGGATACTTCGAGCTCGTAATAGTTCTGCTTGGGGCTTCGGAACTCCTCAGGGAATAGATCTTCAGGTAACACGCCTAATGCCTCGGCCAGAAGACCTGCCGATTTGATCCAGTACAGGCCTTCGTAGCCGATGACAGGCTTATTCTTGTGGCCTCTGTGCTTGGCGCTTTTGGTGATCAGATCTTTCTTGAAGTTGAGTAAGCCCCCTACGGTTGAAGCGTCGATACCGGTTCTCCTGGCAAGTTCGCTCTGGTTGATGTTGCCCCACTTGTTCTTGACCAAGGTCCAGATGCGGTTGTTCTGTAACCTGACCTTTACCAGGAGATCTTTGGAAATTGTACTGTACTGATCATAAATGAACGGGACAGGTAGATCGTCCATAGCCCTTCTTTTCCTTACACCCTCAAGCTGTAGGTTGTGGTTGTATGGGCTATCCTTTCTTACTGTCAAATATATACCACAAAATTTTAAAACTTGTGGGATTGGAGGTACATACTCATTTGTTGACCCTCTTTATACCACGAGAATTGCACCTTGTCAATATCTTTATTAAAAAATTTTATAGGCATATTCTAAATGGATGTTTTATACCATAAAACACTTTTGAGTAAATGGCTTCTTATTTTTTTGTGCGATTGCGTCATCCAGCTGTTCCTTAGCTCAACGCCACACATGATCAAATACTGTCTCAAAATCATCAAGCGGGTAGGTTTCTTGAAGGTTAAACTCATCTCCGTTTGTCTTTACCTGAATGCGCAGCTCGAAAGTGGATGGCCTTTCGAAGTATCTTACCACTCTAATTTTCACTTCATTCAGAATCATCTACATCCTCCTCAAGTCTTGGTAGCATAGCATCCTAACAGTTCCCATCATGAACTTCGTAAATATAGCCACATACTGAACATCTCACTGTATAGTCCCATTCGATTGCGTTCATACAATCCATACTATAAACAGGGTAAGAATTATAATTATAGACGTTGATATTTCTGAAGATGGTAGTTCGGGGGCATCCGCATTTGACCAGGTATGCTTCCTCCCAGACACGTTTGAGTTTGGAATGTTTATCATACCACTCCCTGTCTCTTGGAAGCATATAACTGACTCGGTCGGGTGCTGGTTTCATCCAGTCCCGTTTGAACTCATAAGCTACCCGTCTGGCTTCTGACAGGCATCGGTTGATCCACCAGTCTTCGTCTCCGTCTACTACAAACCGGTCGATATCATTACAGTGGCATCCTTTATGGTGTAGGGTAACTTCCTCAACACCGCCTGGATCATCTTCTAGTGGATCAGAAGCGCCACAATTAGGGCACCCGTTGTCAGGATAGTTACATACACCACATACAATACAGTCAAAAGAATGCCAATCATCTTTCTCATGTACAGTCAAGGCTTCACAACTACCGCACCAGCGATAGCCTTCGGGTACTTGAACCACACCCTCTTTCACAGTTAATTCGGGATAGCTTTTTTTGTTCATCTCTCGAATTTGTTTATTCTATAGATTTTGCGGTCGGCGTCACAAAATTACTTCACACCATCTAGACTGATAAGAAATCCGCCATTAGCTCCTGCCAGTCTCGGTACTGCTCCGTCCCATTTATCAATCATTCGATATTGTACAAGAGTATCTGTCAAAGATGCAGCTACAATTTTATTGGCTTTGGCCTGGGCTTCAGCTTCAATCAATGTAGATTCAGCATTTCCTCTCGCTTCGGCGATTTTCTTTTGAGCCTCGGCCTTTTTTTCTTTAATCTCATTTTCTCTTTGCTGAGCTCTTTGGACCGCCTCTATTTTTGCGTTTAGAGCTGCTACAACACTGCCTGGAAGACGAAGACTGCCGATAAAATAAAGTCTTTCCAAGTCAATACCGATAGGAGCAACCTGTTCTCTAATCAGATCTTCGGCAGCACTTAATATTTCCATTTTACCTGGACCGTAGACAAACTCAACTTCTTTTTGGCTACATATAGTATTAAGAGCATCACGAGCCATATTTCGTAGGTAAACGTCTGTAATCTCGTCAACACCACGGCGGTACTTCTGAAAGACCGTGTCTACTTTATCGGGCTCGATCTTGTAGGATATTCCAACATCTGCTCCGATAGTTAGTCCTTCCTTAGTCTGCATGGTAATGGATTCATCATCTGTTGAACCTTCCCGTGAATCGGCGGTCCAGACATAATTCTGCGTGAAGGTAGGAAACTGATAGACTGAATAAGTAATACCTAACCAGACATACCCTACACCAACTTCTTCAGTCTCCACTCCTTTCTCGCTCCCGAATTTGTTTACTTTCACTCCTCGATATCCCGGTTGAATCCGAACACATCCCAGAGCTGTCACTGCTATGATAAGTGACAGCATTAGCAAGATCTTTAAGTGCTTTGTCATAATTGAACCTCCTTAAGATACGGGTTAAAAGGAATATGGTAAAGGCAGCGACGCCGACCGCTCCAATAGCAGCTGCGGGGGTGTTCTTCATTGAAATTAACCACGGACCTAAGAACCCATAAACTAAAACACATGCAATAAGCCAAAAAAGGAAGGTTAAGATCTTCATATTACTCTCCTTTTCTTTTCCAACTCCTTACGAAAATCTTCAAACATCTTCTTGTGGAGGGTCTGTAGGCAAAGGTCGATGTTTCTCATAGCCTCAAGTTTATCTACTACGAGGCTAGGTGCATTAAGGCAATAGTTCACCTCATATCGCTTTTCATCCGTTGTTTTCGACCACGCCAGTACATGAAGGCCATGGTCTATTACAGCTTCTGCCTTAGCCATAACACTGAAGCGAACCTCATGATATGGAATGGATAACTCTATCTCAGAGGGTTCCCAGTATGGGGGGACAAAGCTAGGTTTGTTATATCTCTCTGAAAACTCCAATCGCTTTCGTAGCCTATCGTTTTCCTCTTCTAGAAACATTTCATATACTGTTTTCATAATTTGCGGTATCCTATTTTGACCAGCAATTTACACAGATATCAGTTTGTACAATCTCTGGATGCTGTTCTCTTAAGATATGTTTCTCCCCATCTGCATCTTCATATATTTTTACTACTATGAGTAACATTAACATTATTCTTTAATGTTAATGTTACTCATACAGATATTAAAGGCAAAGCACCAATTCCATTTTGGATCAGGTAAACATAGAATACTTTCAGGTGTCACTAGTTTAAAGTAGCACCCAACAATAACCCAAGAAAATGGCGGTAAGTAAGTTTTCTCTGTGACGATAATACGTTCTTTATAGAGATAACCATGCCTCTTGAGTTTTTGGATCCAAGGCTGTTCTGTCCATGAAAGTGGTATATGTATTGTTGCGGCGGTTGGTAGAATAATTGCACTTTTTAGAAACTCACGTCTGGTTACCACACCTTCTCCCCCATTTAGAAACAGCTCGCCGGTTTTCCTGTTGAGCCTTGAGTAACACATCGAGAGCATACCATTCCTGTTTCGGTTTTCTCTCCGGTTCTTACTATCTTCTGTTTACCCTCCTCATCGGTTTGGATCTCACAACACTCCACCATATACTCAGCTAGTACCATCTGCCCACCGCACCAGCACAGATCATTCAGGGGACATAGAACTCGTTCAAGTTTCATCTCTTATCCTCTCTTATCCTCTTACAGTATCGTAGCCAACCTTCCTTATCTTTCTCTACGAGGAAAGGTTTGACCAACTCCCCAATTCTGATAGCATTTTGGTACCAGATATATCCTTCTCCTTGTTCTCCCCAAAGGTTATCCATCCCTAAACACTTACCAAGAGCTGCAATACTGGCTCCAGGGAAAGATTTATTCAAGAGCTCTTCACTATGCTCAAATATCCAATCCAGATCCGACTGTTCAGCAATACGAGCTTCTATCTCAGCCTTCCACACATCGATAAGATCTGTACGCCCCTTTTCGATGAGGATCAGGTTTTCTTCGTCATACCAAGAGCATTGTCCCTTGTTTTTGATAAGAAGACAATACTCCGGTGCGTCGGTACCACCGTATTTGTCTGCATATGAGTACATTACAATTGCATCAGCACCGGAGATAAAATGACTCATATACTCTGGTAGCTTATCAACTATCTTTACTAGATCTCCCCTTTGAAACTTCTGCATCTGCTGGATCCTCTTTTCGCTGGAATATGCTTGCTCGGTGCTTTTCTATGTTAATCTTTTTCTGGTAGCAATAATCTCTTCCTTCTTCCAGAATTCCAATAAAGGAATTCAGGTGTTTCTCATCAATAATCATTAAGTCAGTATTCATCTCAAGATAACCGGTGAAGAGAAGACGTATTACAGCACCAAGTCTTCTCCAGTAATTTGTAATACGGTTCCGCAAGTCACAAAGGAATTTGCCATAACTATAATTAGGGTAGTAATACATATCACCATAGATTGTAAGTTGTACTCCCCATTCCTTATTAAGTTCTATATCTACTGTCCAATTGTGTCTCGGATCACTGCAATTACAAAGGAGCTGATAGGTTTTGGACATGTCAGTTTCGTAATCGAGCGCTACCTTATATACGGCCTTCTCTTGCATTACTTACTCCTCGTTGATGTGCTTATCCCACGCTTCACGATAGGTCAATTCTGTATGAATGGCACTGGCTCCTTCTGGATAGTTTTGAGAGAACCACATCTGATCAAGAAGCCATACAAGATAAGAGTTTGGTACATCCTCAATATCTTGTCCTTTGAATTTACCGAAAGGGAGTGTAAAAAGACTTTCTGCCATAGCTTATTCCTCTACTCCGGTATAGTCTTTAGCCATTCACCAACATCCCACACAGAAATGAGGAACATCATCTTATTATAGGATGGAAGAGATTCATACCAGTCGTAATACCGTTTCCAGTTCCCATCTTCATTCTCGATAGCTTCTTTCGCCTTTATGCTGGCTGCTCGAAGTAGTATCTGTCTGGCATTGAATACCCATCGATTTCTAATAAAGAATATAATAGAGATGCCGAATCCTGTAATAGCTCCAAGAAATAATATCTGTGTAGCGGTCAAAACTGAGCCTTCTATAGTCATGATTGAATTCCTCTTTTCTTATGTCTAGAAATAATCCTTGTCTACATTGGGGAGTTTTACCTCCTTGAACCATAACGACAAGAGATAGGCGCATCCCGCTTCTTTGTGCTCGTGCTTAGGTTCGAAAGAGCGTAAGACAGCGGCAATGTGTCGAAGCGCTTTTTCTGCATTAATCCCATCTTTGGCGATAAAGTTGGTGTTTTTGGGCAGTCCATCAAAGAACCACTTGGAAATAATCCTGTTCCAGTCAGTCTTAAATCGCTGAAATTCTTCGGGAAGATCTTCATAAGGAGGCAAGAGCTCTTTGATCCTACCACCAAATGCCAATTCAACATCAGTGACTTCTTGTGGTTCCATAGCCTTCCCCTATTGAAGATTTACTATAATTCTATATCCTTGGAATTGTCAACTTTTAATTTGGAGGATTTGGGCTTATTTGTGGGTTTAGACTGCTTTATTACAGGTGCTTCAGAATCGATTGTATCTTCAATACTTAGCTCAATTAGTTGTATTTCGTCATTCCATTTTACAGTATGGAGAGTTCTTTCATTAGGAGTAAGCCCATAATGTTTCAAGAAGGCTCGTCCATGTACAGTACCATATCTCGTATTGGATCTCTTTTGGATACTATAGGTATATTGGGCTTTTCTGTTTACTGGCATAATACCTACTTTTTTACTTTCATCGTCATAATATAACTCAACGTACTGATGATCTTTGATAAACTTTTCTAAACATTGCTCGTTAAGATTAAACATTCCATTTTTTGTAATTGATATCGCTGGAAATGGAAGAGCTCTGTAATTACTTGTCTTGAATTGTTTGAATGCCATGACCAATCTCCTTTCCCGTCCGTTCTCGGTACCGTTGAAGTTTGTAATGCAATTTACTTTTACTAATACCCAGTTCACATGCTGCAGCCTTTTGTACAAATCCAGTCTTTTTTAGACTACGTAAGATCCATTCCAATTCTATATCCTCTAGTGCCTCTGTCATCTTGTTAGTGTAGCCGTTCGTACTTAGATGTTCTACAGTATGTGTTATGAGCTTCTTGGTGTCCGTAGGGATGGTGCTTGCAAGAACAGCATCTTTCTTGTGGAATAATATATGATCTTCCTTAATCTGATCATCAAAACAGAATAACACTGCTTGTTCCAGTACGCTTTTCAGTTCTCGTATATTTCCAGGCCATAGGTAGTGTTGTAATTTTTCTATAGCTGCTTTAGAGAACGATTTTATTGTACGCTGTTTATTGTATCTCTCTCTGAATATGGTTACATAGTGTTTTACTAATAGTGGGATATCTTCTAATCTATCTCTTAATGTCGGAACCTGTATTGTTGTGGTATTCAAACGGTAAAAGAGATCATCTCTAAATTTGTTCTGGTTAATCAACGTAATCATATCTTTGTTTGATAACGAAATAAATCGAGTATTGATATGAAAGGATTCGGTCCCACCTACCATTTCAAATTGCTGATTCTCCACTACTCTTAAAATCTTGGCTTGTACTGCCCAGCTCATATTCGAAATTTCATCCAGTACCAATGTTCCCTGGTCGGCAATGTGTAGCTTTCCTAATTTTCTTGTACTGGCATCTGTGAAGGCTCCTTTTACATGTCCAAACAATTCGGATTCTAATAGAGAGTCTTGTATAGCAGCGCAGTTTACTTTGACTAGTTTATTTCTTATCCTTGCACTTTGTCTGTGCAGCTCATCTGCCACTAATTCTTTTCCTACTCCTGTTTCTCCTAGAACCAGTACAGGAATGGAGGAAGGAGCAACAAGCTTTATTTTTTCTTTTACTTCTTTGATTGCTTCACTTTTTCCTACTATCACAAACTGTTCCGTCCTTGTTCACCTCATTTTGTGGATCTGCCGATAACTCCATCCGCATATACAGAGCGTATCCCAACAATGCTCACAATCAGCCATTCCCATTATTTATCCTCTCCTGCCTGTTCCCAGATACAATGTTGGCAACGAGTCATAAACCAGCCGTTCTTATCATGGAGGGTTGCCCAGGTACTTCCACATCTCTCACATATGTAACTAGAGAGCCATTCGACAAAATGAATAGTTTTATGTGCAGCCTCATTTCCTCCCTCATAATAAAACCGTAGAGTCCCGAATTTTTCTTTTACCTGGATGGCTTTGACCTGTGGCATATTCTGTTGGTCGGTTAGATGCTGTAAGTACTTTGAGAGCCGGTCAATTAACCAGCTCCATCCGTCCAAATGCTCGAAGATGAAGTCTTTGTCGTAAATCTTTGAATACTTCCAGATAAGTTCTTTACGTAGTTCGTGACTCAGCATGTTGTCTCCTATCTACGTCTACCAGTCCGTATTTTTTCTATATTTAAGAATTTGCTCTACTGCTGTACTTATTACTTGAGAGAATTCATGGATAGAGTAGGCTATTGCAAGTAACCCACGAGAAATCATTCTACCGTCACTAGTAAGACCACGGTCGATTTTTTCTTCTATCACTTGTAACTTTGATTCGGTAAACCCCCGAATATATGATCTCTCCTCCAAATCCATTTACTATGTCTCCGCTTTTTTAATTTGTTTTGCGGGAACTCCAGCCACAACTACATTAGGGGGGACATCATCAATTACAACGGCTCCCATACCCACTACACAATCCTTTCCGAGTCTTAGGCCGTTAAGGATGGAAGCGCTGGGACCAACCCATACACAGTCTCCCATCTCAACACTTCCTCCAATCATGGCAAGAGCTACAATAGCGCAGCTTTTGCCAATCTTACAGTTATGCGCTATATGCACCAAGTTATCGATTTTACTTCCTTCCCCTATTATAGTATCTCCTAGAGCTCCTCTGTCCACACAGGTATTTGCTTGTATCTCAACACGATCCTCAATGATTACTCGACCTAGTTGTGGAAATTTTATAAGGTTGCCAGATGAAGTTCGCCACATTCCAAATCCGTCTGCTCCAATAATCGTACCAGCGTGGATAGTAACATCTTTACCTATTACTGTTTTAGGATGAATATGTGTATGTCCATGGAGACAACAATGGCTACCTACTTCACAGTTATTACCTACATATGCAAATGGGCCTATGTAAGAGCTCGGATCGATTTTTGCTGAGGGCTCTATGATAGCTGAAGGATGGATCCCACCTAAGAATATGGAGCTGAAAAGTTTTGCTACCTCAATAAAGGCAAGTCTTGGGTTATCAACAAAAATTAATGTACTTGAAGTTATCCCACTGCAAACACGTTGGAGACTTGTTGGGCATATAATAGCTGATGCACGGCTGGTTTTAATTTTCTCCTGGCTTTGTATCATTTGATCTTGAGTGAATTCGGGGATCTCATCAATTATATCTAAGGGTCTCCGCTTTCGATTACTAATACCTGGGAAATCGCAAAATGTAATTGTCCCTGTATCAGCCTCATGAATCGGCGCAACACGGTGGATTTCTATATCGAGATTGCCCCAGGTTGTATAAGGACAGCTAATTCTCTGGAGGATTACTTGTAGATTCATCTAGTCAACCCACCTTTTTATAATAAATGCCTCTGCGTGGACTACTCCGATATGCTGCCCACGTAAACGAGCCAATGCTTCAATCTGTTCTAAGGATCGGTGCTGTCTAACTAATGTTTTATAGCGTCTGTAGGCTTCTAACTTTTGCTCTATATTGATAGGTACAAAGTAATTAACTTCATAGTCCATGTTGTACCAGAAACAATCGAGCAGTTCATAGACAAGTACCTTCTTTACAAAAAATATTTCATCGTGTGGCCTGAGAGCTGTCATAGCAGTATCGTAGATAAGACGGTGATCTTGATTGTACGAAGGATATGGCAAGAAGATGCGGTCAGGTTGCTGCTCATTGATAATTTTTTGGAACACATTAACCCAATATTGTTCGCCATAGTACTGGTAGCGATTAGCTTCTATACGGAACTCGCTATCCCAGGAGTATTTTAGAAATTCAGCAACAGTTTTGAGATCGTCGATTAGATGTTCCTTGGTTACGTGGGGGAGTAGATTAAGACCACAAAAATACACATGGGAAGAAGAACTGAGTATGCCTCCGCACCCAAGTACTTCGTCATCTACGTGGGGAGATATAATAAGATCTTTCACTCTTCTTCTCCCTTCACATAATTGTCTATCAATCCATCAACATCTTCATCAAGCTCAAATTCAAAATTCTGTGGGAGTGCTTTCTTCTCTTCTGCTGTAAATCCTTTGTCATTACTTACTCTCTCACACACCCATTCCCTGTAGTCTAATTCTGGAATGAAGCATATTCGACAACATATTCCGTCAAATGAGGGCGAGTTCATATTGCAGTTAACCCAGTCTCCGCACTCTTCACTGTACGCTGTATTTACTATAATTCCAGTAAGTACGAGTATTATTCCTATAAGTAGTATAGTTAGTTTATCCATGCGCCTTTTCCTCTCTTTAATGTTTTTCTATGGGAGGTTGATAACTTTTTCTGCTTTTTGTATCCTAGATCATCTTCTAACTCTTTTAAGATTATGTTCCATCTCTTCTTGATGTATTTCCTAAAGGTGGGATCATTCTTGAATAGTATTGCCATTGCACACATAAGCTGCATATGTTCTGGTACTGGATCATCATCTCCTAAGTGAGCGGGTAGAAAAAGAGTACTCTCTTTCTCTCCGATAACTAAGGCTACATCCCCCTCATTCAGTTCGATGGATGCGGGTGTGTCTTCCGTTGTCTGGGAAGTTTTTATTAGTGGCTCCTTCTTAGTTATTTTACTTTTTTGTTTTGGCTGTGCTTTTGGCATTTTGCCTCCATTTATTCCGCAGGAATAGTAACCCACCAAAGACAATTCTTGTTGTGATCCCGTTTTTGACATATGCTTTTGGAAAGTACAGGTTGGGTTCTAATCGTTTCCCAAGTCATGCATTGACCCGTGCTTTTGGAATATTCCTTGCAGATCCGCTCTACCTGAATCGGTCCCATATTGTACCTTATTTCTTCCTGGCCCATTTGTGTAGATTGGGCTGAAATTATAACCGGCAGTAAAATTCCAATTCCTGTCAGTAGGCATATTGTCTTTACTAGTCTCATGGTATTCTCCTTCTTGGATTTTCTACTTTTTTTGAATGATGTGAGTAATAAAATACCGACTCTCTCCTCTCCATGGAATTTGAGGTATGATCTCCCTATATCCGAGTGTAGCCAACTTTCCACTTCTTGCCACATCTTCCACCTGTTTGATGAGGTCTAGATTACCGCCGCCCATCTTTTCCACAGAGAATTTCCAGATGTTTTCAAGAGTTCCTGATGCTCCTTCTGCCCCTAACGTCATTGTTCCTTCCCATGTTTTGAATATCACCCCCTTCCGGCTGAATTTTGTAATTACCCCTGTACGTTCTCCTTCACTGTAAGTACATGCCTGTACTGTGATAAATCCAATTAGTAATACTCCGTAAACTAGTTTCTTCATTCTTCTCCTCCTTTCTGTTTGTCTTCATCTTCTATCTTATCAAGTTCTTCTGCCCATATCTCTTCATATCCATGCAAAGAATAACCGATATCTCTGTAAAACTGCATAAAGTCATCTATTATGGTAGGATCGTCAAGTTGTGGCATAAAGTAACCCCACATATCATTTAGATTTATTTTATCTGCTAACCATCGAATAGTTGGTCTTGCTTGGTATCGGTATGTTCCATGATCATCAAGTATGATTGGATGGTCTGAAAGGGAGGCCGTGAATTGGAAACGTTTTGGAATATCCTTGAGACTTACAATCTTTCCTTTTCTCATTTCCTCCTCCCAGTTAAAGTAAAATAGCTCCTTGATACTGCCAGTCATATCGTAAATGTCCGTCAGGAAAGAATATGAGTTGCCTTAACTTTTCTTCACTGGGATCTATGGTAAGACAATCAGTAAGGCATATATTCTGGCCGTCCCACTCATATACTGTAGCTCCATGCATCAGATCCATGAGTTTGACTGCCTTTTCATCAAAGAAGTGCCTGATGTCATTTATTTGGAAATTAGATAATTTGTGGGCCTCGATGAAGTCAGTGATATTCCCAGGTGCGGTTGATACTTGAGGCCTTCCAATCCGTCTGAAGGTGAGTTGCTCGACACGATTGTACCGACAGAAATCAGCAAGTTTGAGCATGTGATCCACCGAATCAATGTAATTCTTCATAAGTATACAAGAGAGCCGGATGCTGTACCCAATACCATGGAGTAGGTTGATTACATCTTCCAGGTTGATATAGTCTGAGTTCGGGCAAAAAATTCTCTTATTTTTCTCTTGTCGGTAATCTGCTATAGAAAGGGCAATGGTTGTTAGTCCATTATTATACCAACGCTGTAGGTAGCTGTCTATATTTTTCTTGGGATTTCCAAATAAAAGTCCATTGGTCTGAAGCTCAATAAATGGGAACTCATATTTTTTTATTGCATCTAAATACCAATTGATTTCTAGAGGATGTAAAGTAGGTTCCCCCTTTCCAGTGAGAAGAACTGTGGAGACATTACTTTGCTGGGCATAACGGCATGCAATCTGAAAATTTCTACGGTTTAACTGGTCCAGCGATCTTTGTTTTAGCTCAACACCCATTTTCGGTGTCATTTTCGAGACGCAGAAGGGGCAGTGTGCATTACAGGCTCTGGTTCCTATACAGATCGAGAACGTTTGGATCTTCACTATTTACCCTTTCTCTTGGTAGGCTCTCCTGATATGTTTCGTTCAGTAGCACATATAGTACATCGATAAATGAATCCTTCTGGAGCCTTCTTCGTGGGATTATGCCACCTATTTCCCTTTCCGTACTTCTGGTCTTGGAATTCATGCTGGCATGTACATTTTAGAACCATAGTCTTCTCTTATGACCTAATCTTTTCCAAGTATCTTTTTGAGATACGTCACCAACTGTTTTGCTCTTATATCTACTGTATGATAACGATGTACTAGCTCGAATCCAGCTTTTGTTATACGTTCCAATTCTTCTGATTGCCCTAACCAATGTATGATCTTATCTTTGATGCTCTTATCATTTAATGATATCTCTATCATGTTATTATCTGGAATAAAGCCTAATCTTCCTAGTTCTGGTGTATAATCGGAGAGTAGAGCCGAATTACAGGCTGGTATCTCAAAAGTTTTCAACACGGAATAGTTTAATATACTTGTACAGGAAACCGCCATGAAAGAGCTGTTAATCATCTTAGCGTATTTTTTGCCGGTATATGTCCCTAACTCTCTTTTTGTGTATATCTCATGTGGGAGAGGAAGGTGCATGCAGAACGATTCCTCTTTAAGTTCTTGGCTCATACGATATCGGAGAGGGTATACTTCTGAATTGTTATGTCCAGTTAATAGACATCCAATAGATTTTTCATGTCTATAGTCTTTATAGATTGTAGGAGATATACATAGAGGTAACCACATTACCTGTTCCATATTTATGTCTGGAAGGAGTGTATTGAATGGATCATAATAAGCAGCCAACATGACTTCAAATCCAAATTCAGTATTAACCTTTCTAATTTGCTTTTGTAGTCTAGATCCGTGGATGTCAACTAATCTTAGGACTTTGAGCTGATCGTATTTTTTCCACTTTTCTGTCATGAATGCCCAGATCGCATCACAGATAATGACATCGCAATTTTCTACCTTGCGTTTGGATAACAGTGGTTCTGATTCAATTGTCCCATTCCATACCTTATCTCTCCAAACAGAATGCTCCAGTTTTATATTACGCTCTTCGAGATATACATTGGCATATTTGGCCACAGCTCTGGGCAACGGTGTAAAATATTGTGAATCCCATCTTTTAGAGCGATCAACGGTCAGCCATAAAATTGTAATATCATGATTACTGCTGCTAATAAGTTTACTGTGTGGTTCAAGATACCTATAAAATCCTTTTTCTACCCTCCTTTTGGCAACGCTCTCGGAAACACTCTTGATAGCTCCATCAGCAATTCTTTCGATCTTGACTACTGGTTGTTTGGCCAAATAATTCTCCTATAGGAGGCTTTGTATAGCTGTTGTTCTGGTTCTTGGCTTTGCTTTTCTTGATCGGGAAAGTTTTTTTACTTTCTTTGTCTGATGAGTGGTGCTGCAGTTAGGGCAAAGCCAATGTGCTACAGAGCCGTCAGTTTTGGTTTCTCTCCACCCACAAATTGTAGCAAGTCTGAAAAGATCTTTAGTAGTTACGTGCTCGATCTTCCTGCTACAGTTCCGATCATCACACTCAATGTAGTTAAAGTGTCCCATTGTCTTTACAACTGGCATGACTCTCTCCTTTTTCTCTGTTTTTGCTGGTAGTGCTGGGCTTTGTTAAATTATCTCAAAATTCTTTATAAAGTACTTTAATATATGAATACAACATCTTATGTCCGTGAGTTAATATCAAATGACTTTGTAATCCAGAAGGTTTTTATAAAAATCAATTTAGAATGAACTCTCCCATTGGTACTGATTTTTGGTATTTTATTGCCTATACCAATACCAATGGGGAGATTGTTTGCACGGTTAAGAAATACAGGACTTTTACTTCAGTAAATGGCATCATCCACTCTGTTTATGAGATGACATTAATTGCAAGAACCGTCCCCTGTTGTGCTGCTTTAGGGAGTTTCTTCTTTGAACCATTAACTGGTTGTGTGTGGAGCTTCCATCTGTTCTTGTCCTGGTATAAGAAAAGGCGGAGCTCCTGTTTCTTGATCTTCTTCTTCTGGGCCGTGAGAATCTCCTCTCGATTTTTTTTGTAGTAGTCTTTTAGATAGGCTTGGATCTCCTTTCTATACTTCCTGTAACGCTTTTGTTGATAGGCAATGATTTTGTCTTTGTTCTTTTGGTAGTACTCCGCACGTTCTGCCTTGTGTATCTGGTAGTATCTTTTCTGATACTCCCGCACCTTCTTGGGGGTGCGGTAAGCCTTCTTTGGCTTACCTGTAGTGCGTGTCTTTCTCATTTTCCTCCCCTTTGTTTGAAGTTGTCGTTTCCTACCTACTTTGATGCCTTCCGGCCAAGGAAAGTACCGCAAGTGTGCGAATTTTTTGTATTTTCTACGGTGGCTTTTTAATCATAACTTATCCTCCTATTTTAGTGGGTTATAAAAAATATGTTACACTCTACTTGAATTTAATTAATTTTATTTTTAGTTGAGCTCGTTAGAGTAGAGTAGTTGTCGAACCGCCTCTATTTCATGCCAACGTTCAAGAGCTATCTGCAATTTATGAATAGTAGTTTCTAAAATGTCTCCTTCGGGAATCGTATATTTTGATATGTGCCCATTCATAGTTATGATAAGTGCGAGTGCAGTAAGTAAGGCATCTTCAATTTTGTCTACTTCTGGCACTTTCACTATTCCTCTTTCTCTTGTGATATTTTAAAATCCTGGCAAGGGAATCAGAGTAGGGAAGTGTCCTAGCGGTTTTAGATTTTTTCATAGCAAGTAACTGTGCCACAATCTTTGCCTCTTCTTGGCTGTATCGCAACCGTTTGGGATCTACTTTAGTACCTTTTGTTCCTGTCATATCACTGAGCATTTTATTTATATCATCAAGAAACTTTGGGTTGGCAACTACGTCTAGATCGTAGCCACCTACAATTCTAGTAGCTGTTCCTCGCCCATCAAAATAGCCTCTTATGAATGACGTATGCAGTAAAGAATTGTTTAGGATATTAGGATACTTGATATGTACAATGGGACGGACACCTAATTCAGAGAGCTTACTAACCAGTTCCTTACAGGTTATGGTAAAACGGATCCGAGTATCAGTTGTGATCCAAGGCTGTTTTGTATTTAGGAACTCTCGAAATCTATTAATTCGCATGGTGTGGAATCTGTCACTTGGAGCATTCACCTCAAAATGGTATTTGGACTTGAGAAACCCTCTAGAATAAAGATATCCTAACCAATACACGGAGTGAATGTTGAGAGTATCAAATGCCTTATAGTTTATATCGTATTTTCTTCTTTTAACGGGCTCTACTTTATTGCTCTTGAATATACGGGAGATGGTACTTGGACATACGTTATATTGTCTTGCTAGTTCTTCCAGGGTTTCTCCATTATACTTTTGGCACATGGTCTTAATTTGTTCAGGTGATAATTTTCTCCAACTACCACGCTTTCTAATAGGTTCCCCCCAAGCAATTAAATTTTTGGACACAGTCTCATGGGAAACACCATACTTTCTTCCTATAGCTCTGAGGGAACGACCTCTTTGGTAATCTTGTATTATTCTAGTTTTGAATCTCTCTACGGTGCTCACCGGTAATACCTCTTTCAAAGAACACTGTTCTTTATTCAGGATCTTCTTGTTCTAGAAGTAGTTCTTTGCGCCCACAGTTAGGACATTTTTTATCAGGATCCTTCTCATAGTCTTTATAAGTGTACCAATACATGTGTGTTATTGTCTCGGCTATATATTGCAACTCACAAGCGGTATGTAAGAAGATATCGATGGCTTCAATGTTTTGCCCGTTGATTCTAGGTGTGATTGATCGGACCTTGGGGTCATTAATGGCAAGTTCGAATATTCCTTTGATAGCAGAAAAGGTGTCGTTTTTGAATGGATGGTATTCATCATTCCAAAAATGATCTTGCGCCCAGCTACAACTCTGGCATGCAACAAACATTTCGCCCCCCTTCTTTTGTCAAAAGATATCATCTGACAACATCCCCCTTTTCTTGTGCAGCTTGATTTTCCTCCTCCTTCATTAACTTCGGAAGGTTAATTAGATTGGTTATTTGCTCGTCCTGCAATCTAATAATAGTACAGAGTTTGTATACAAGTTCTGGAGATTGAGCGAGGAATTCCAACAGAGTGGCACTAGTAATTTTTCTAACTTGTTGTAAGGTCAATGGTGGGTTGATTTGTTCGACGGCCTCTTCTATAACTTCAATATCTTTTATGGTAATCAGTTCGGGTCTTTTATTGATGAAGGTTCGCAGATTAGTTATAGGCATTTTTATTATTCCCTGTATGTCTTTTGGCTGGCGTGAGTGGATTCGAACCACCATATTCCTGATTAACAGTCAGGCTCCATTGCCGAGTCGGACACACGCCAGGATTGGGGCATATCTCTAATCTGGACTGCGATCCGACTATTCTCGTGTTGATGAATACAGAATGTCATCTTTTCCTCCCTTTAACTGGCTTGGGGAAAAGGACTCGAACCCTTATTTCTGGAGCCAAATTCCAGCGTCCTGCCGTTGGACGATCCCCAAACTCTTTCGCTGGTTAATTTATTCATGGTCTGACGGTACCATAGCTCTGGATTCTTGTCAATACCTTTTAGAAAAAAAATTGAATCCCAAGAAAATATTTGATTCGGTTACAGAGAGTGTTATAATAAAATAACTAAATAATATAACAGGGGAATTCCATGGATAATAAACCTTTCCTAACTGTTGTAACTCGTTGCTTTAAAAGGCCTTTGTTGTTACGAGAAAATGTAAAATCTCTTAAATCACAAACGGACCCAGATTATGAACAGATTTTTATCATAGATCGTAAAGGTAAAGGTCTTGCTGCTGCTGATCGAGTCTTGGATGAGTACAAGGATCTCAATACGGGCCAGTACATTCTTGTATTAGATGACGATGACATGGTTCTAGAATCCGAGTTTATTGCTACTGTCAAGGAGGTGGCAAAAGATAAAGATCCAGATGTAATTATATGGAGAGGTCGGTTTGGTAAAGGATATCAAACCGACCTTCCACCTAAAGATACTAATTGGGGAAAGACTATTGTAAAAGCTAAAATAGGCAGTTTCAACTATGCCATAAAAAATGAACTTTATAAAAAACATATTCATGTCTGCAAAACCGGAGTGGCTGGTGACTTTGATTTTCTAAAAAAAGTTCTTAATCAATGTCCTCCTCAAAAGGTTGTGTGGCTTGATACTACCTTTGTTGGAATACAGGTAAAGAGTAAAGGTAGAGCCGTTCAAAGTGTACGTAAGATTGGTAACAAAAGAGTTCTCAGTCGCCATAAGAATCGCTGGCGGTAATATTACTTGATCTCAATCTTCTTTACGTATTTCTCTTTCTTTGGAATCGTGATTAGTAGGATACCGTTCTTTAGCTCTCCCTCAATCTGATCTACTATAATATTATCTGGTAGGGAATAGGTTCTAGAGAAGGCTCCGCTAAAATCCCATTCGTCGCTCTTTTCTTTCTTCTCGCCCCGAATACTTATAATACCATCAGAAATTTCTACTGTAACTTCATCCTTCTCAAATCCAACCGCTTCTGCACGAATAAGATACTCTTTGTCGGTTTCTTTCGTTTTCAGTTCAAAAGATGCATTCCCAGCCCCTCCCCAGGTAGTATCCATATCTGACCAGTAGGGAAAAAGAGACTGGTTGAAATCAAACAATGATTTTAATGGATTGTATTTTACTATCATGGTTTTATCCCCCTATCTTAGTATGTTTGTATGCCGCAGTAAAGGACAGCACCTAGATAACCAGTGACGAGTAGAGTTGCTATTGTAAGCCCAACTTCAGCTATTTTTTCTTTGGTACATTTACTCATCTTTAATTCCTCCCGGTTTGTTTTTACTAGATATATTCCAGTATACCTAGTAAAATAATCATTAATTTAAACCGGTCAACCTTTTGTTTTGAGATATTCTAAAATTTTACACATCCGATTATATGTGCGCTCATGAATATCTGTGTAACCTTTTCTTCCTTCGGAATTACCAGCTACATTGAGTACGTGAATTGAATTTTTTTCAATCCACATAGCTACCTTCTCAGTTTCCTTGTCATCCTCTTTTTTTAGATCAATATCAAAATGGGGCTTGTTACAGTATTTTATTGCCTGTCTGGTACATCGTTCTCCAGCAGTATTAAATGTTACAGCAAATCGTATAGTACCGTCAGATATGATTACATTTGCCCATGTACGTTGAGGATATCCCCCCCCTTTAAGTTCAGCAAGTCCAAATCTATTTTTCAATAGTTTCTTGTTCGGGCCATCTAGAGTCATCCAACCTTCAGGGGCAAATCCGCCAGTTTTGATCTTATATTTTTTAGCTGCAAATAAACCGGCCTGATCTGCTCCTGTTTGACCTCCAGATATAATCATTTCTAATGGCATCTTCTTACCTCTTGATCATGTCTTTCTTTTCACCTTGTATACTCTTCTTTTCTTTACTATCGGTTCTTGTACTTTCTTCACAACAGGAGCAGATTTGAGAGCCCCCGCTTTCTTGAGTTTGACATACTCCTGATACTCCTGCCAAATTTTGTCTACTCGTATCTTCTTCTTTGTCTTACCGAAACTACTGATGGCCATCTTCTTTATATTTTTGAATTCTTTCTTTGCCACTTCAGAGCTATCTCCTATTCTCATGTCCTCCACCGATTTACAAACATGATGGAACCCGAGAAAGTACATAGGACAGTAAGTACAGACAGCAGTAGTAGCTTTTGTTTGTTGATGTATATTCTGGCAGAGGGGACGTAATACTGTAGCCTGATCGATATACTGGAAGTTAAACGCCATCCAGATATCCAGAGTTCTGTCAATAGCTTTTAGTAGGTCCTCACGATCTACACCTTTGAAACCCATATGATTTCTCCTTATAGAAGTACTAATAACATAATACAAATAAGACCAAAAATTGTTGACAAAAGAATTAGGTCTTCGATTTCTCTGGGGTCCATTTTATTGCCTTCCTGTATTACGGAGGATAGAGGATTTGAACCCCTACTGGTGTTACCCAGACTTCCGATTTCGAGTCGGATACCTTACCATTCAGTCAATCCTCCAATTTTTTGAGAATGTTTTTATAATGCTCTAAAGCTTTTATAGTGTCCCAATAAGTATAAGTAGATAGAATATCCTCGCTTTTTGTAATTTCCCATATTTCATCGTCAACATCTCTTGGGTCCATAAATTCACTTCTGGGATAAAGTAAATAGGCTAAAGCTTTCATAACTGGATCAATCATTTAATTCTCCTTATTTATCTCTTCTCGCATCCAGTTACTTAATGGGCAATCCTGTTTTAAGAGCTCTTCAAAATAACCTGGTGCGTGAGAGAGGTAGACACGAGTGTGTTTATCATTTTGGATTAGCACACTTTTGAATGTGGGAGTCCAAACATGGCCACACCCAGAAGGTTCGGTTTCGAAGTCTTTCTCCTTACAGATCCTTTCCTTCTCTACCCATTTCTTTGCACTCATGTAATATTCATATAACTCATTGTAAGTTGGCTCTCTACCATTTAGAGACCAATCATAATCACAACAGATATCATCGATCTCTTTGCCGCACTTTGGACAATCAATATAACCCATCATAATAGTCAATCCTCCACAATATTTTTTGCTGCTTCTTCCCCAGCCCATAGTATTAGGTCGTCTGAAAGCTGCGGGTTTTCTTTTGAGATTATCTGTGCATAGGTTATCATGGCTTTTCTTGAGGCTACTGCGTATATGTCAGTACCCTTTGGCTTGAGAACAAAATACTTCATTACTAGACCTTCCATTTCTTCCTCCTTCCATTGGCAGGTGGGACAGGATTCGAACCCGCACAGTCTCTGGATTTGGAGTCCAGTGCCTTACCAGTTTGGCTACCCACCTATGTTATCTTTCTTATACCTGTGAAGTCCATTTCTTGCTCCACAGATAGGACATTTTTTCCATTCGTTCACTAACATCATATCACATTTGTCGCACCAAAACTTCCCCTTTTTTGGTGTGAATCTTTCTTCTCTATTTGATTGTTTATACTTGTAGAGCTCTAATACTGTTGCCAATGTTTACCTCCTGCATGTCATTAAAAGGTATAGAGACTTTCCTTTTTTTCTTTTGCTCGTTGCTGTTGGATTTTGAGGGTTTCGCAGCTCTGTTGTAGTACTGTGTCATTTGGAGTCCTGCGTAATTCTCTCAGGCAATTATTGTAGTCCCTTTCAAGTGAGTCCTCTAAATAATCATATTGCTGATACTGCTGCCCCTTTTGGAAATCCTTCATAGTTTGAACTGTTTCAAGTTCTAGTTGTACGATTTTTTGTTCCAATTTCTCTTCAATATGTAAAAATCCTTTCTTCACTTCTTCACACTTTGCAAGCCGATCATCGTATTTGATAAATCCAAAAATAAGTCCAAATGCGACACCAACACCAGTAACCGTTTTCCAAATTCTACCGTTAGTTTTCTTTCTGTTATTATTGTTCTCAGTCATGGTTCTCTCCTTCTATCCTATTACTGATACTTGACAACAACACTAGTGCTTTCCTCTTGACTTTCGATTTTTCTTGCGTTATTATATAATACATAGCTCGTAATGTGCAACCTCAAAACAGAGGCTGGTTAAACAAAAAAGGCCAGTGTAGACAAAGGAGAAGGCTCAATGACAGAACAAGATCTAAAGTACCAACAAGAACGTGAATTCGAAACTGGTATGGATGAGTTCTTCAAAGCACACACGCTAGGAAGATCGAGTTCAGAGGCCGAGAATCTAAGAAATCTGTATGCAAACATCAAGAGAACATTTGATGAGTACCAGCAAGAAAGTCTGGAATCCATCAAGAGAAATCGGACATTTGTAGATAAGGTGCTTACAGATGCGCAGCAAAATGATAATGCTCGGCAAAACATTGCCAACCAAGCGCTACAGAATGCAGTAGAAACAGCGAATATGGTAGGCAAACAGGCTGTACGGCATAGTGACATTGCGATTGATCGGCAGTGGAATGTGGATGAGCAAGGATATACAGCACAGAAAATCCTAGCTGCGATCCAAGATCCCGCAGTGATTGCTGCTATGGCTGCGTCGATTGCGAAGGCTATGACTGACATGGCCGGTAACAAGTAACCTGTTCTATTTATAAGAGCTGGAGATAGGCGTGGGGCATTGTGTTCCACGCCTATTTTTTGATAGAGACGAAGGGAATTGAACCCCCATATCACGGTTCGTAGCCGTGCGCTCTATCCTTTGAGCTACGTCTCTATGGTACGAAATTGTAACCAAGGTATTCTATCACTCCGTGTACAATTTGCTTTGCTATTTTTTTGTTGGGAGCTGCCTTGATAAATTCATTAATGGCAACTAGAGGAATCCTACCATCTTCCAACTTCTCATCCAGAAACCATCCAATATTGTATACTATTGCATCTGCATCTGACATAATCATATACGTTCCAGGGGTGTAGGTGGGTGGATCGTCTGGACGTTCTTGTGTATTGAATTCCTTATTTTCTTTGAGTGCTTCTCCAATTTCTTTTATCACGAACTCAGATACTTCATCTCCCCATTGCCAGACTTCTTTGCTCAAATGTGCTGTCATAAGACTCCTCCCGTTTTATGGTGGTGACGATAGGATTCGAACCTATGCTCTCTGGATTATCGGTCCAACGCTTTACCAGCTAAGCTACGTCACCAATTACATTAAATAAAATCCTTCTGTAAACTGCTCAATGAATACGGGGGTACTATCGCCGACCCACGCACCTAAAACATTGTATTCAAAATATTCCATAGCTTCATCGTTGGTCATACCTTTTCCTATTAATATCTGGATACAATTGTCATAATCATAACATGCCACTGCAGGTTGCCCCGCTCGATAACATATTCCTATTAAAGCCTCTTCAAATCCATCAGCAAGTAAAGCATCTTCATTTGCATCGGTAAGCATCTCAACCTTCTCCTCAAATTTCATAAGATATGTACTCCCAATGAATGTCTGAATGCTTTTGATATCACAGTCTTTCCTGTGAGTAATTTGGTTCTTCCTAGGGTTTTAAATTTTTTGGGAAAGATACTATTGTACAAGGTGAAGCAGAGAGTATCTTCACTAATCAATGACATCATACGTTTCTCTTCCTTAAAGAACAGACCTGCATTTTCGATTTTTACAGGATATACCTTTCTCTGTTCCACCTTGTAACATTTTTTGTGAAGCTTTTGGACTATTGGTGTTAATGATTTGTGGCCAAGATCTCCCCATTTGAACTTCGTCTTGTTTTTGATTAGATAATCTAGTATATTGACGTAAGCTGAAATAATCTTTCCACCCTTCTGACTGCCCATAAAGCAAGCACCTACATACTGTTTCTTGTACGCCTCTTGAATACTGTAAACAAAATCCTTTTTCATTTTATGTAGTGCCGCATGAACCTCCTCAAAATCTCTTATAACCAATGTATCTGAATCTAGCCACACACCACCATATTTTTTTAGAAGAGCGGCTCGTATATAATTGGATCTGGCTGTAACTGTATGTACTGGATTAGTGTCGTACCCAACTTGATATACTCTTTCATTCAGATCTGGTAAAAATTTTCTCAGATTTTTGGGAGTTATGTGATTAACTGTAAAGTGCTTGCTGCAGTGCTTTGTTATAGTCTCCTCACATACACTTATATATCCAGGTTTTGATGATCCTTTAGGCGTTTCCCAATAAGTAAATAAGTGCATAATATTAGCTCATGCACTGGCACATCTGGCATATAACAATAATAAACATTACAACTCCCAGCTCATTTAGATGCCTTTCGATTTGGGTCAGCAACTCAATAATTTGGTTAGCACTTTCAGGATCCATATATACTATATCTCCATTCTGCTGATTATGGTAAACTTATTGATACAACTGGTGAATTGTTGTTTGTCTCATCTGATTCATCCACTCGACAATGTTCTGGCATGAATTCATCACCAGCACAGCTATCACCTTCGGCCCACATATCAACAGTTATACCATGTGTCTGGGGTATAAAGGTAACTACTCCAACAAATGTCTCCTCATATCCTTCTCTTAATGAGGCTGTAGTAGACGGATACCAAAAATTCGTTTGCCCAGGAACAGCAAATGAGACTACAAAAGGTGGATGATAGGCTTCTGTACTATTGGCCCACATAGCTGTTTTGAATGTACCAGCACTTCCATCACCTTGATTCCTTACTGTTACTGTTGCTGGAACTTGAACAGATCCAGCCGCATTGATTGATGGAGTTCCTAATATAAGATTAGGTACCACTATGTCAGGTGTGCAACCAAACAAAGTGATTATAAGGAGGAAAATTGATGTTAAGATGTAATATGATTTCATAATGCATGCTCCCTTCTATTATGATAATTATGTAACTACTGCCTACAAACTTAACCTTTTATTTTATATTTATAAGGCACTTTTATGTGCTCTTGTTTTTGGGAGCAGGGAGGGGATTCGAACCCCTGTAGACTGGCGTATGAGACCAGTGAGAAACCACTTCTCCACCCTGCTATATTAGTTCAGGTGGCCCATAAGGTCCAGATACTTCGATATGTCTGATATTTAGTATTGTTACTCCCTCGTACATCAGTTCTCTCCTTGCCTTCATCTCTGCTTCTTTTACAGATCCAGCGTCTATCAAAAAGGAGTCGATTGCTTCATACACGATTTCTACTTGATATTCGGGCATGGTCTGTTCTCCCCCCTTTAATGGAAGGCGTGGCGGGACTCGAACCCACAACTTTCAGCTTAGAAGGCTGATACTCTTTCCGTTGAGTTACACGCCTACTTATTATTTCTTTAAAAGTTTTCCTATTGTACTGTTCTTCCCATACCATTCATAACTGCAAAGTATCCTCTCATCCCACTCGTAACTGTGATGTAGTAACTTTCCATCCTGCCTTCTCCTTTTCGTACCTTTCTATTAGCCGAGATCTTATCCTTGTGGTATATTTTGATCTCCATATCCATCTTGAAACTAAATCCCTAAATATGGTTATAGGTGATGTCACTAGTCTCAATGGAAAAATTTGAAAGGCACAGATATTACAATGGAGGACGCAACTGCCTTTCCTCAGCTCATTGAAAAATGATATGGATTTTGGGGGAACACATTTATTATCTGCTATCCAAGGTGTTTCAAATCCAAAGTAAGTTACCCACGACCAACTTTCATATATGTGGTAGATCCTTGGGAATTTTTCTTTGAGTGCCATTCTATTCTCCTTTGGTATGGCGGAGGGTAGAGGATTCGAACCCCTGCAGGTGTCACCCTGATGTCGATTTTCAAGACCGCTACCTTACCACTCGGTCAACCCTCCTATCGTACTACTTCCTCTAAGATAGTTCTGAATTTAGCTCTGTATGTAATATTACCGCACCACTTTCCTTTTTCAAATATATCTTCAAATAAGCATCTGATAACAACAATATCACGATACCTATTACCACCTAAATTTTTCAACTTTAGAGCGCCGTGTTTAGTTGGAAAGAAATAAAATCCGCCAACTTTGGAATTTTTTCTAATTGCTATTTCCTTACAGATTATTCCCTCCTCATCAGTTGTATAACTCCGATACGTTGCTCTATATCGTTTTTCTTTCTCATAGTTATAAGAAACGCAGTAAAACGGTATATAATAATCATCACGCTTCTCGGTTACGGCATAGCCGATCTTCTTATCAATATGAACTCTTTCTCCTGTTCCGAGATCTAAACACATATTGATGCCTTTCTTATTAATTAGCTCCTATTCATATCCAAGAGTCCTATCGATTTCATCTTTTATTTGTTGCAGTCCTTCCTCAGTATAATACATCAAATGCATACTGCCATCTTTACATTTATACACACGCCCAAGTTCCTCTGAATCTAGTGGTTCGTAAAAAATTATAATACACTCGCAATTCAATGGTACAAAGTTTTCTAGCTTTCGTTCTTTTATTTGTCGGCTTTCTGATGGGGTATATGAGAGAAGCAGTAGTATCAAAAGGACAAGCATAGATAGCTTGTTTCTCATGGTATCTCTTATGTGTTGTAAGGTTCATCTTATTTTCTTTATATATCCTTCCCCAACCAAATTTCTGCTTCGTCCTCTGCCTTGTAATCGTCGGATTTTTTGTAGCACTCATCACTACAATAGATCCACCACCAATCTTCCCAGAATTCACTGTATTTGTCAAATCTTTGTGTGGGACGTTTACATATGGGACAAATAAATTTATACCATCCACTCATACTGCTCTTATTCCAATCCTTGCCTTTTCAATCTGTTGCTTGGGTAGAGTATTTTTATTTATTTCTGCATAGAGAGTAGACAGTGTGTATGTATCCTTATCCTTAATCCAAGTACTCTTCTTACCTCTGTCCTTTAGCCATTTTTTAGCTTGAGAACTTGTAAACGGCTCGAATTTGAGTTTTTGTAAGCATCTTCCAGATCTAAGAAAAGCTGGATCAATATCTTGTTCTTTTTCATTAGAGGTTATGAGAAAGAGTAGTCGTAATCCCTGCCCTAAAATACCGTCTGTAAGATTAAGCAGCCGAGACATCGCACCACTTTCATGTACTCTGGATTCCTTCAAAAGAAAGTTCAGACCGTCTTCAATGATAAAAAGCTTGAGTGCAGCGTTTTCTTTTCTTTCCTGTTGTCTGCTACTCTCTCCAAATGCTGTTAGTGGTATCTCCGAGTCAGAGCGGAAATCTGATATGATGATCTCTTTCATATATCCACCGTCATTAAAGAAACGTTCTGGGTCAATTACATAAATAAAATCAACATCGTTTTTCCATTCTCTCATCAGAGCACGGATGAGAAAGCTCTTCCCAGTACCTGGATCTCCGTGCCAAAATATAAATTTTCCAAGATCATCGGGTTGTTCTGCATGCAGTAAACTTTCTACATGCTCTTCAAGTAGAGGATAATTCGGTTTGATCTCTCCCCATGACGGACAAATAATCTCTCGGCTTGATATGTTTGCATCACCAGAACTATCCATATAGGTAAAGGTTACTCTTACAATTCTAGGATCTTTCGGTAAGGCAATATATTCTTCCAAAAGTTTATTAAAAAAAGGAAGGAGCTGTTGATGAAAATAAGCCTGTCCTTGTACTAGATCTTGTGCATATAAATCTACTACGAATGTTCCTATATGAAATGTAAGTTTAAGGACTATAGTTCCCTCTACTGGAGTACTAATCCATCTACTAGGTATGACTTTATAAATATACTGGTACTTATATCCACTGTATCGATAATTAATTATTGTGTATTGATCTCTATCAAGTTTATTGATAACTATATCTCTACGAAATGTATCAGATAGTTTTTGCCACATCGCACTATCAATATAACGTATATGTTCACCTTTAAACTCGTCGAGAATACTTGTATACTTTGCAAATTCTTCAATATCGTTTGCAAAAATCGTATGAGTTTCTTTTTTCATGCCTCCCCTTTCAGATATATGCCTGTTGACGCCCCATTGGGGCGTAGTCAACCACACCTGTCACAGAGGTATTGGTAACACATATGTCCTGTTCCTGTATCAGGCATGCCAGATATCACCCCCTTTCATATATAGAAGGATGAGGCACAGATGATCCGACCGTGGTGATGTTTTTGCAGTACAAGGAGAAATATCTCTGTGCCCCATCCTATGCACTTATTTATTTTACATCAGTTACTTGTAGATTTGTACATCCTTGTGGTGGCTCAATAGCAGGTGTAGTAGCTTGAATGATGTTCGTCCAACAAAATATGATGCCTGTCCCATAATGAGCACCAACACGAATCTCATACGTCGTTTCTGGCGGAAGATCTTGAATAGTAAAGGTCTTTTGTCTGTCAGTACTATCAGAAGTATTCCAGATTGTAGAACCCAAAACTCGCCACTGCACTCGTGAAATGATTGGCTTATCTGGAGGGATAGGGTATCCTGCTATTGAACAATCCCCATCTGAAACTGTAGTTAATGGTAAATCCCATGCTAGGCTAATAGAGTGGGAGTTTGCCGCTTGCGTAACACTTCCAATCAAACTACACACTAAAATGGCAATTAGTAGTAACCTGTACAATCTCATTTTTTATTCCTCCGTTCTTGTTTGGGTTTACCTACGATAAGTGACATTGGAATTTGATGGTAGTCGAGCTCTTCTACAATGGCTTCTGCAATTTCTCTTGGTTGTTCTTCAATGTGTCTGTAAATAATAAATACTATCTCGTCTACTTTTGATTCCATGAAAATTTTGAGCTCTTCGGGTGTCACGTTTTTGCTAATTTCTCCAATGCACCTTTATATTTTTACTATATGTTGTTGCAGAAGCAAAGCAAACTCACTTTCACGATCAAGTTCTCTCATATCTATTTTCCATGGTACAAGTTCGGCTCCATCACCTCTAATGGTATAGAATTCTCCACATTCGTCGCACACATAAATACAATGGTATCTATTTTGCTCTACTCCTACAGCGTTTTGGAGCTCAGGTAATACAATTTTAAGAAGACCAGTACTTTTCATGGTATGTATCATATTGCTGGGTACTGGATATTTCATTCCTTTTATGAGCTCCATCCTCAGCCTTTCTGCAGAGATACGTCTAATCTGCCGTGCATTTCTCCTTATACCGTTGAAGGTTTCTGGTGCTATGCTCATGTCCATGTCCAACGCCATGAACCGGCAAGCTCTCAACATTCTTAAGTAATCTTCCTGAAACCGTTTGTCTGCATTCCCTACAGTACGAATGACTTTGTGGGAAATATCACGCTGTCCACCAAAGGGATCTAAAATACCATCGGTCTCCAAATCCAGTGCTATGGCATTCATAGTAAAATCTCGACGTTCAAGGTCGTCATTAATACTGTTAGAGAATTTTACAATGGGTTTCCTACCATTACATTGGAGATCCTTCCTAAAAGTAGTAATTTCAACTGCGTAATTTCGTTCTTTGCAGTAGATACCTAAAGTGCCGAAACTCTTACCAACACTGTAAATATAATAATCAGAGAATAACTTTTCGATTTCGTGCGGTTTCGCATTAGTGGCAAGATCTATATCTAATGGTTCTCTCTTGAGGTAAAGATCCCGCAGATATCCGCCGACAATATATGCCTTGTATCCTCTGCATATAAGCCTCTCGCCTATAATCTGTGCAAATTCACCTAGTACGACACTCATATAAATATCTCTTTACCCTGTGTAGGAGTAGTTCTTTCTTATTGATCTCTGGATGTTCTAGTACCTGTTCGAGTAGGTGATTCAGAAGCTTTCCAAATACAGGTCCAGGTTTCAGTCCTAACTCGATCAGGTCATGCCCATTGATATCCAAATCGGTTACCTGCATCGGTGGTTGTTCAGTTTCAATCTCTCTAATTTTCTTTATGAGCTCTTTCAGATGAAAGTTGATTGGGGGTAAACCAGCCTTTGCCAGATTCCCTTTTCGGTCTGCAATCCGTAACCTTAAGTTGTCTCGGTAATCAGGATTGTTTACCATCCACCTCTTGATACTCTTGGGCTTTGTATCAGGAGTTACGAAATGCATGTGATTCCTGACAACTCTGCAGATGTACTCCGTCTCGTTGTTACTGAATTTTAACCGGTCGCAGATCTCTCGGACCATCTTTTCACCCTCTACTTCGTGGGCAAAGAAATGATAGTCACCAGTATCTTTATCAACAGTACGAGTAGGCACTTTTCCAATATCATGGAGTAGTGCTGCTAACCGTAGAAGTGGGAATCGAGGGTTAATTGCGTCCATTGTACGTACACTATGGCTGTACACGTCAGATACCTCTTCCACGCACTTTAGGTTCTCGTATTTGCATTTGTGCTTTTTCATTTTTTCCTTGCGTGTTTTTACCCTGCATTTGCGTACTATCTCTACGCATGGTGGTGGTGTCGGGGATCGAACCCGAATCTTGCCGTTATAAGCGACCTACTCTGCCCATTGAGTTACACCACCAAAATAGAAGTTCTCCAGACATTCCTGTAGGAGATCTCTTATTTCTTCGTGGTGTATTTCTGGCCCCCAAGGAAGTGCGGAGTTCTCATAGATATGCTGCAATCTCGTCTCCATTTGTTTGAAATATATATGCACTTCCTCTAGGGTATAGAATCCTTTCATAACGGATTTTAGCTGCTCTCTGTTACGAGTCAGGTCAATATTGCCTCCCAGTAGAATTTGCTCGACCTCATCAAGAAGCCGGAAGATATGAACAGCAAACTTCGTGTCATATCCATACTTCTCGATCAGTGCCTTTCTTTCTGGACTTTCCCTGCCGTCTGGATCGGTTTTGATCTTGTTCAATTGGCTGAATGCGTATCCTTTAAATTTGTGCCAGGATCCTTTATGCAAGAACAGGTGCCGATTCTTCCGCACTAGTGTTGCGATTTCTGTTTCAATCAGCACACAATTCCTGGCAGTGAACAAGCTATCAACCATATTTGGGTTATTTGCTTCTACCAGTTTAAAATACTTTGCGATGTTGTAAATCTGGAAGTCCAAACTATCTTTTTTTGTTTCCCCTTCTACCTCTCCCCTAAACTGGTCAAATTTAGGAAAGTCATCGTAACCATAGATAAACCCAGATGAACTAGGGTAAACATATTCAATGGGTGGAATGGTAAATCCGTACACATCCCAGTCACTGTTCTCGTGATGAGTTCCATATGCGTGACTACCCATAAGAGTCAGGTACTGGATGTTATCAACCATCCACTCCTGCCCCTCGGTAACACGACTTCTAATTTTCTTGAGGATCGTGTCTTTATTCATTTTGTCCTAAGGAATAAGAGGAGGAGAGGGGCGAAACTCCCCTCCCCTTTAGATATCAGATTTAGACTTCGCCCATAACAAAGCTGCGGATAATTCGAGGTACGTCGGTTCATATGTGCGCCCATGTATACCTGTGAACAATATTCCAAACGTTTGTCCGTTTAGCTCCTGTCAATTGTGCTATTTTCCAAATCGGTACGCTCTTTTGATACAAACTCCGAATCTCTTTTACTTGCTCCTCGGTCAGTTTGGCTTGGAAGTTCTTCTCTCCGCCTAGTGATTGTTTTTGGTTCATATTTTATCTGTAACAAACGCCTCGATAACACGGGGAACCTCTGCCGAGAAGCCAACACAATCAAGCATCCCAGCATCTGTAGGATCGGCAATGGAGAAGTTGGTTGCAGTCATACCCATTACAATCAACTTCGCATCTGGATTTACAGCCTTACGGTAGTTGCGCAGTGCCTGATATGGATGTGTACGCCCATACCATGTCTCGTTATCAGTAATTACGAGAAAGGTATCGAACTCTGCTCCCATTTTCTGTGCGTGAATCATTGGTAGCGCACAGTCCGTAGAACCGAAGTTACTGTCCCTCATCTTCCGCACAACTGTATCTAGCCGTTGTTTTGGGCTAATATCCAGTGGCTTGAACTGGTGAGAGAACTTGTATACCGCATAGTCCTTCTCCGTATTGGCTGTAACCAGTGCCATTGCTCCTGCTGCTTCCACGCATCGTAGGTTGCTGTTCATGAGGTGCCAACTCATGGATCCAGATACGTCAACAGCAATCATGAACCGCTTTCCTGTAGGTTCCACCGCCTTGAATGCTAGATAGAAAGCGCTGTCCAAAGCATCCACGACTCTCTGTACTGGCTTCCAAGATAGGCTTCCCCTGAACCCCTGCCCTTCTGCATATGTCTTCAGGGCGAACAGGATTGCGATTGGATGTACACGAGCCTTTTGTAGGGCCTTCACGTCTCCCAGACTGTCCTCAATTTTTCTTACTAGGTCTAGGTTGTCAGTAGTCAGAAGTCCAACAGAGCTCATTACTCCCAAGTTCCTGATCATCGCTGTCATGGGCATCTTCTCGGCAAGAGTTTCCCACACCTTTTTACTTTTCTTGAACTTGGTAGGAAGCATCTCATGAGTCAGACCATGATCTCTGACGATCTCGGTCAGTCTCTTTTCTGTCATGCCTTCCTCATGTGCTCTCATGTAGGCATCCAGCAAAAGAATACCGGTAGGCTTCACTTTCTTTTCCTTACCCTTGCCTTCGTAGAAAGCATCCCTATCGGTTACCCATTTGAACAGTAAGGATTCTTTCTCATCACGAGGCTTACGATGGATGACCCTCAGAGCATCTCGTTGAGACCAGTCGCCTCGGCTTTGGTACTTCACCATCTGGTAGGCCAACTTGTCCAGTGGCTTCTGGTACCAGTTCCACATCAGTCTCCGTACCTTCCGGTTCCAGCTTGTCAGTTCGTTCAGGTATCCAACAAAGGTTAGAAAATGTGTACCGGTTCTGACCACCTTGTTGATGTTATCAGGAGAGACGGACTGTCCCTTCGGCTGATTCGCCACGCAAAGAGCAAGAGCAAACAATGCTGGATCGTTCTTGTGTGCCAGACCTTGATCAGAAACCTCAACGATCTCTTTCACTGTGCGGTCGAAATCAGTACTGATACACTCAAGAACATTCTGGGCGCTCTTGACTGTGAGTGGATGCTCCTTTGTGTAATAGGTTCCACCCTCTGTTCCAAGGATGAGGAACCTACGAAGTGTCTGCCACTCGTCAACCTGGAAGACATACCCACCGGCATAGTTCTTGACCTGATCTTTTCTGGCTTTTGTTCGCTGGTTTGTGTTTGTTACAGCCTTTGCGTAGTTTAGTTTCCGTGCCATGACCGTCCCTCCCTATTATGGGGGTTTCAAGGAGCGAAGTGGTTAAGGCCTATCCCTAACCTCGGCTCCTCATTAAAAATAGAGAACTGGATATTATACTTGAGTGGCGTGGGTTGCTTATCGATCTTGGCTATCTCAGTTCTCTGAAAAAGTTGGGAGCAAATTTGAAAGAGGAAGTTGCCCGAAGGCATTGCGGGTTTGATTAAATGTCAAATGCGATAATCCTCTTTCCCCGGCTCCCCAAACTGGTTTAGATAAAAAAATGAGGGCAAATAAACTTTGGAAGGAGGTATCATTATAAGTGATAACCTTCCAAATTCGGCCCTCCATCTTACTCAAGAACTAGGTGCGCTTTTTGGAGGTGAGTTCCTTTCACCTAATGGCTTTCCTAGTTCTGTTTTAAAAGTTGAGAGCTAAACCCGACCAAAGATCTGCCATTTAACACTGGGGTTGGGCGGCAAAACCCTCCGTTAACCTTTGACCCTCGGCTCTCCATATCATTTATTCCAAAAAAGTGAGAGCAAATCTTAGAGACGATGCCTTTTCCAATTAGGCTATCGCCCCATATGTGGGGCGAAATAGATTCGAACTATTAATAACCATCTCTATCCGGCTCTCCAAAAAATTTAGGAGCAAAATTTAGTAAGGGGATCGACATGATCGACATGTATGATAACCCTTTACCATCGGCTCCTCAAATTGTCAGATATATATAAGGTTGAGAGCAAAAATTGTTAGAGGGAGCGTTCGCACCATTGCAAGGTAACCCTCTACCATTCGGCTCTCCAAACCTTTTATTTCAAGGGGGCGGGAGAAATGGACTGGAATCAAGATATTTGGTATTGGTTATATCTCCATTTCTCCCTATGTTAACTTGGACATGTAATACAATTGCCCAAGGGAACTGTTACAAGCTTGACTCTATTTGTAACACGGTATAAAAATCGTGTCAAGCTTTTTTTTGAAAAATTTAAATTTTTTTATTTCCTTGGTTTATAAGCTGCAGCAATCTCTTTATCTATTTCACCTGTACCTACTTGAGCTTTGAAAATGGGCTCTTCCCGTTTTACCCATGGAACTCCAACAGAGGCCAGAACCTGCCGTGCTTCTGTACGTTTTACAGGCATGCAACTCATCCCGGCCATGATTGCTGCAATGGCTCTATCAAAGGCAATCTTACGTCCGGTAGCTTTACAGAATTTTTGCTTGCCACCAGGAAATTGAGAGACGTGTTCTAATGGTGAACAAATAGAAATGCCTCTGTAAGTAGCCCCAAAGTAAATAATATCGCATATACATACTACGGGTCTGTTGTTATCATCCCGTAAGAAGAAGAATCTGGGCTTTTTGATGTCTGGATCTTCACTGTTTGGGTCTACCAGTTCATTCAGGTTATCAGTAGCTTCCTTTATTTCCTCCTTAATATCCCTCCATTTCCTCTCAAGTTCTGTGTATTCCTCAACTGTCTTTATATGTTGTGTCTGTTCCATCTCTTTCTTAGCCTCTTCCGCATCCTTTTTAAGTCTCGTTACCTTCTGTCTGAGGCTGTCAACTATTGAGTACTTCTTGATGGTATCTACAATGTGTTTTCGACGTTCTTTTCTCTCCTTTTTTCTTGGGAATTGGGTTGCCTTTGTAGCGTCGTCTTGTGCTTCGACTTTACGCTCTCCTGGTTCCATGATCTTCTCCTTTCCTGATTGACATGGGGGAATAGTGATATACTATTCCTTTACTGAGTGAAGAGTTTATAGGAATTATCAAAGCCTGTCAACTAAATTTTTCTACATTTGGTAGTTGACATTATATATATTAACATACCATTATGATTTTTCTGGCAATTTGACTCCTCTCGGGCGTCTCTCTTTGCTTGACTTGTCCTCCTTTTGGGGTAGTAAAGGACCTTTAAGAGGGTTTTTGCATGAGATCGTGGAGGAAAGTAGACATTACCAGCTCCAGGTCTCCTTGACAACCATGTATTTCTGGTCATGTACACGTTCCTTCTCCAAAGATTGCGATAAAAATGCCCCTGTTTCTATTATAAGTGACTTGACAGTTGGTCGTCTCTTCACCTGATAGTAGTTATTCCTCTTCAGCTCCTCCAGGTTCAACGATTTCAATTGGATGTTCCTCTACGGTGGCTTCAATTTCTTTTTCGGGGGGACTCTCAATCACTTCCTTTTGCGGCTCTTCCTTTAGCAGTGGATTTCTTAAGATTATCCAGTTCTCATTGATCGTGTAATCAACTTTGAGATCTTTACAGATTGTATCTACACTGTGATAATTGTGGATATTAGCCCACAATTCTAGTTTTTCGCCAAAATAATCTGGAATGGTACGTTTTGCAGTAGTAGTTTCCTCGATTTCAGAAAAGGGCTTCACATCGATATGAACAACGGTTTTCCCAATAAGTAGGCTGCGCCGAAGGAATCTTTCTAGATCCTCTTGCTGTCGTATTACATGCCGTGTGAAAAGCAGATCAAAAGATTGTGGTGGTGGACGTTTGTAAAGATTTAGTTCGGTAAATGATATGCCAGGATTGTATACTCGTGCCATGGCCAATACAGAGGGTCTTATATCGAACCCGCTATATTCTACCCCTTTGAGATGTGCTCCATACTCCTTATAGAACAGACCGGCTCCACATCCTAGTTCAGCTACAGATTTAAATCCCTCCTTCTTTATAAACTCTACGATGTTTGCGTGATCCTCTTTGATGCCATGCTGATACATCTTGTTGAAATGGTAGAGCATTCCTAGGTGATCCTTACAGAGAGTTCCTGGGAATTTTATAGGAATACCTCCACGTTTGATTTGAGGTGGTCGTAGGTTTACTCTGGGGGTTTTTAAAGTCTTTTCACAAGCAGCACATTTGAAAGTTTCTATAGTTTCTATGATCTCCATGGTTTTCTCCTTTTAAATTGTATGTTTGTTTCCATTTGAGTAGCGACTTTGACTCTGCCATGTTCCAGTAAGTAATATTTTCTTGTTTTCTATTTCCATTTGTATCCTCTAAAAATAGCGTCTTTATTTACTCTATATATGAATGCGTTTATAAGACGCAATATTTCTACTAGCACTTCTGTTGTTAGAAGATTAGGTTTGAGGCCAAGATCTAATAGCTTTGTGTGTGTAGGATTGTAATAATGCTTCTCCTTCTCTACTCTGGGATTTGGAATATGAGAGATCTTAACTTTCTTGTTTCCTTTACTTATAGTCTCATACGCCTCCTTGACCTTCTCTGCCAGTTCATTCACAGAAAATATCTCGGTTATCTGGTTATAGATCTCTAATTTTCCTGATTGTGGTGGATTCATTGCTGCTAGGTAAACACACTGCATTGTATCCTTAATGTTCAAGTATCCTCGTGTCTGACCGCCTTCTCCGTATATGGTAAGAGGATGATCAATCAGTGCTTGAACAAGAAAGCGATTCAAGACAGTACCAAAGACTTCATCATAATGGAAATTGGTAAGTAGTTCTATATCAATCTCTTTTTTATCCCCATCTTCTCTCATCTCGTCCGTCACAAGGCCGTAGACTGGACCCTGCATTAGGTCTGTAACACGCAATCCCCAAGTTCTCACGTAAAACCATAACATATCTGTATCCATCACCTTTGTTGTGTGATAAAGACTTCCAGCTGCTCGTGGAAATAAAAGTGTGTCTTTGCGCCCTTTGTAATCTAACTCAAACCAACCTTCAGGAATATCGACATTAGGTGTACCAAACTCACCCATGGTCCCCAGTTTGATAATGTGACAATTAGGATTCGTGTCTTTTACAACATATGCGACATTTAAAGTACTGACAAGATTGTTTCGTAAGGTTTGCTCAGCACGTTTTCTGTCAATCATAGACCATGGACCCGATGGTTGTTCAGCATAATGTATAACAGCTTCGGGTTGGCAATACTCAAATACTCCTCGTAAAAAATCGTAATCAGTAACGTCACCGATTTCTAGTCCAATTACTGTATTACTATCTGCTGAAGTATTCCAATGTTTTACTCGTTGATGAAGATTGGGGTTAGGAATAAGAGCTTCTACATCCAGATCCCTCGAAGCATTACGTCTGAAATAGTTATCAACACCATAAACTGAATGTCCTCGTTTTGCGAAGTACATTGCAGTTGGCCACCCAAGATATCCGTCCATTCCTAGTATTAAGATTCGCATTTGTTTTTGCTCTCCCGATTTTTAGTAACTCTTTTAGATTCTTCGATGAATTGCTGTAGCTTCTCAGCCGCTGCTTTTGGCCCGAGTTTGGGATGCGCCATTAGTCGTTGGAATTGTCGTCTGTTATAGTGGCTTCCTTTCCCTTTTGAGTTCTTTCCTTGATAAGTACTTGTTCCATCACCACGAACCTTGATTAATGCTTTATGTTCGTCAGTTTTTCCAAATGACCAACGCATATGCTCGATTAGTACACCTTTCACTAATGCTGTTCTATTGATGAGCTGGGCAGTTTGTGTGAACCAGTTATCGATTCCGTGAAAAGGGAGTGGAGGCGCATAATAACCGACGGCCCTTACCCAATTTTGATGAACAAATCCGTGTGTGCCCCAGTATTGGTAATTCTTCCATCCATCGTTTGTCCATACATATTTTATTCTATCTAGAGGTTTCATGAATCGTGCTATGATTTGAGAATCCCAATTACGAGTCCTGAATACAATGTCATCAGATGAAAGCATGAGGATGTCACCAGTTGCTTTTTTGTAGGCTTCGTTCCACATATCACTTCCATTCTCCTGATGTGGGCCTATTGTACCAGTAACATTGGCATGTTCTGTTTGCATCTCATTAAATTTTTCAATTCCAACTTCATCGTCCTCGTCCAAATAGAATACTATCTCTAGATTTTCAGGGGCATGAGCCGTCTCTATTGCTGAGCCCCACACGCCATCCATATTCTTAGGACGCCCACGAGTAGGGGTGAGAAGTGATATTCTCATTATTTGTTCTCCTTTAATTTTGGAAGGTTCAGGTGCTCAGTAATAGTTGTTAATATTACCTCAACGATATTCTGCCAGTTAAGATGAATAACACCTTGTCTTATTTTGGCTACATCGATATTTTCTATGGCATGTATAAAGGCAGACTCTAATGAATCAAAGCGATGTGCTGCAAAATGTTGTAAGCCTTTTAATAATTCTGGATTGATATAACTTTTATTTGCTAAGAATAGTTGAGCTCCACACATTGAACTTTCTATTACAGAGAGACCTAGCGTTTCTTTGTGGGTGGGGCAGAAAAGGTGAGCTCTTCGGTAGTAAGGAAGATATACTTCATCCCAAGGCCCTGAGATACGTTTCGGTTTTCGATAGTTGTTGACATCATGGACTGTAGGATCTTCAAGGATCTTCAGTTCTAGCGTTATTCCTTTAGAGGCTACTTTTTCGAGAGCTTTGAAGTAACGCTCATATATCTTATAATTCTCTTTATTAGAGATATGGTCGAGCAGTATACTAATGCGGTCGGTGGGCTGATTAGGCATACATCTCTTTGGATCTGCAGCCCAACTGATCTTTGTATCTCCGTAAGTTTCCAACATTGCAAATGCATGCTCATATTTCTTTGATTTTCTTGTAGATCCATTGACGGTATATATTTTCTTACTTCTAACTTTATTTAATAGTGGCTTCATGAATTTATCGTTCGCATATAATTTACCAAACTTACGACTGCTGGAGAGTGGTTTGCAAGAAAGGATAGCATCTGCTTTAGGAAGAGCTTTTATTCGATTGATTACCTGTTTGCTATTTAGCGTTGGCCACTTTGCAATATCTTCCCTTGTAACTTCAATACCACGGCGTTCTAATTCCTCACAGATGAAGAATGAGGTGTTGCTGCTAAAGTTTTTAATATCCTTCAGGGAACTGGCTTTTCCGTCGGATAGGAATATTATCCTTTTCATTTACCCACTCCCTTTAAGAGATAGAGATTACAGCTAGTAATTGGAGGTTTGCTCCATGTCCAAACTCTGGCTTGAGTATAGAACTTCTTGCAATGTTCATAAAAGGAATTATCAAGTACGCACGAAGGATGCCATAGATTTTTTGGCACATAGTAAAGTTGTTTGTAGATTTCTGGCATACTGTTTACGTAAGACCAATTACTCTTCAAGAATATATCACTGATTATGGTGTTCATCCCAATAGTGGTTATGACTATGTTGTGTAATAATATATGATCCATCATTCCATATTCACCAATTGGGTTGTGTGTATATATATAATCATAAGTTTTAGCTCTTATAGTTTTTTCTATATGCTTCGCTAGTTCCTTGAGTTCTCCTCTACGAGCATCAACTTTGTAAAAGGCAGAATCATAGGCAAGACATGTGCAAGGAATCTTTAATGATTTGCAAAGATCAAATAGGGAGTATTTTCTTTTAGCGCACCAGGACCTATTGGGATTTCTCTCATCGCTAGCGCATATTAAGATTTCCTTCTCGCAGTCCTTGTTCTGTAATATAGGCCAACCGAAGATTATTTCGTCGTCAGGATGTGCCAGTACCATTAAAACCTTCATGATAGACTAACTCCTAAATTTCTGATCCTGCTTCTCCATTATAGGTTTATAAAAATCTTGTACTTTTTTATGCCCTACATGGAGTACTATCTCGTCTCCAATACCAGCATGTTTTTTGCAGACACACCATTGAGGAGGAAGTACATACGGATTGAAGTTATGACCTGATTCATATGTAGCTCGCCACAGTGCGATTGTTCCTCGTCCTGTTTGTTTCCTGTGTTTCATGTAGCATTCTAAAAATTGAAGTGCTTTTGAATTGGTAGGATCTGTAGCCATGAAACCATTATTTACTGCTAATCCATAGCCCCCAGTTCCATCCAGTATCTTATCACTATCTGCCCCAACTAAAGTATCTGTTTTAACCAAAAATCTTGGGTTGAGAGGAAAGCACACTCCAAATCGTTCAACTAAAGGTATGATCATTTTAACAGCATCAGAAATAACATATAGATCGGCATCCGCAGCAATTGCAATTTTATGTTCTGAATTTGCTAGTCCATATGCTCTAAAATATGAACTCGCTCTCCAACCATATCGAGGATGAGATGGATCAAATGGAACAACTGGTCGAACAATCTCAATATTTGACTTATTAAGAGAATACCAGGGCTTCGATAATGAGATGTCTTCAAATAAAAGATCGGTATAAATAGTTAATCTCATATCGGGAAAATAACGCAGCATTGTTTTTAGTGTTGGGTTGAACCTATCATGTTTGGATAGATTTGCATCCCCACTATTACGACGCCGCCTACCAAATTCCGACATTATTAAGTTAATCACTTTTCGATCCACCATACACAATTGTCTTCGATGTTAATTGTGTGCGTACTTTCAAAAGCTTCATGTACAGCTTTTGCTACGCCCCAGTTACGTTCTGCTTCACGATTTTTGTAGTCGTGCCCTGCTAAGATTCCTCCTTTTCTAATCTTGGGCAACCATAAACTAATATCAAGTCTAACTGATTCATAGTGGTGGTCGGCGTCAATGAAAGCCCAATCGAATATTTCATCCTTAAATAGCTTACTAGCTTCTTCACTGGAAAGGCATAAGTATGAAATCTTTGGAGGTGCGTCTTTATATCTCTCACTAAGTCCAGTAATAAATTGTTGATAGGATTCAATATTCCCGCCTCCCTTTTGTTCTTTTGTTCTACCATAAGGATCAATACCAATAATAGTTTTCAGGTTGGGTAGATTCTTGTATAGACCGAAGAGATTAAGCGCTCGATTCACACCAACCTCCACTCCGTATTCATGGTTACGATCCTTGAGTAAATTTTCCAATACTTCCCAACGTATCAATGGAGACATTGTGTAACTCCTTTTATTTTTCAATCCACCACACAAAATCGTCTTCTAGTTGAATATTATAATTACTATCTAATACTTCATGAACCGCCTGTCTAACTCTCCAACCACGTTCCTTCTCATGCCTGTTATAATCATGCCCAATAAGAAGCCCTCTAGTTTTGACTTTAGGAAGCCACGCTAAAATATCTGCTTTAACAGCTTTATAAGTGTGATCACCATCTATAAAAATGAAATCGAATATTTCATTTGCAAAGAGAGTAGCAGCTCTAATACTAGATAACTTAATAATGGACAATCTTATTTGGGGATGTTTGATAAGTTCTCTGAGTACTGTCTGATAACTTTTTTGGTTTCCTGGTTCTCCAGTAGGTGCTTTGTACGGATCAACACCAATAATCCTTTCTAGTTTTGGTAATCGTTGGGCTATATATATTATATTCCTCCCTTGATTAACTCCAATTTCCACTCCTAATTTATGACATCTAGATGTTAATAACTCCGTAAGAACTTCCCATCGTTTCATTAGTTAACTCCTAGGATCAAACTTGAAAATTTTGGAGGAGAGTGCTGCTAGTTCACTATAGTTATTGAGTAGTTTCCAATCGCTATTGTCCAGAGTTTTCCAGCGAGATAATGTTTGCATTTTTTTAGCATTGTTTTGAAATTTGAATCTGTCAAAAGAAGATCCCATACTACTGACACGATTGATACCTTTGTCAGAGAATGGTTCTTCGATATATTTTGAAATCAGCTGGCGATATTCTTGATCCTTGCAAAATTGGTTGTAACTAACTGCAAACCAATCTTCTGTTGGATCCAAGAAAAATGTCTTTGCATATTGAATCCACAGCTCTATTCTTCTACGAGCTCTACCTTCTTCTAGTTCTTGCTGATCAACTTTTACTATACCTGTTTTCCAGCTCGCAAACCAATTGAATGGATCTCGTAAAATAACCAAAGCGTATTTTTTAGTTTTTCTTCTCCCTGTATCACCTTTCAATTTAGTTGGATCTCTACAAATATCTGTTTGACTGCGATATGTGTAGCGTTCTTGCTCTTTGCAGCTTCCGTTTTCGTAGCTAATAATTTGCGTACTGCCGTGTTTTGGTGTGGGAAAGGGAATACGCAATTTTGGTTCGGGCAATTTGTATCGTGGGCCATCTATATTGTAGCGTTGATCACTCAAGTAATTATTTAGGAATATATGGTGCCGTCTTAATGTAGTATCAAGAGTTCGAGAGTCTAATCGCAAGAAGTTCTTTGGAAACGTGTGGTAGTAATGGCCAAATAAAAATTCAGTTAGTGCATGATTACCACATCTAGAAATTCCCCATACAAAAATCTCTTTTAACATTTTAGGCTTCCAATTTCAATCTTTTAAGTTCTTTTTGGAATATCTCTAAATTTTTCCACTTGCTTTCTTTATGCCCGTGCCAAACTTCTGACTCTTTATTAAGAAAGCCGTCATTCAGTGATAGCGGTAAAGCTTTGAATTTCATTTTCCTCTTTTCAAGGCACTGTTTAAGAAGAAGTTGATCTCCTGATACGGATCTACCCTTAGAACGGGGGCGCATAAAATTAGTAATTTGAGATTCCATCAGCTGTTGCCACTCCTGTACAAAAGCTAATACATTGTCATTGTGCCCAAATCCTACTAGTCCTGTTGCATAATGTTTATCTTTAGGCATATAAGGTCGGTAGAGGCACGTAATCTCAGCTTTGTTTTCTATCATGTTTTGAATACGAGTAATTTTCTTTCGTATCAGGACATCAACATCGAAGTAAATGAGAGGTTTTTGCTGTTCTTGGAGCGTCTTTAAAATATGTGCTCCCTTTGTGGCCATGAGCCAACCTTTATAGTGCTGTTGTGAGTAAGCACTGAAATCTTCTTTTCTTTCTGTAAATATAATTGAAGGATTAAGCTGTAATAACTGCTGTTTAAAATCTTCTGGGAAATTTACAGCATAAAAATGAACTGCTTCGTTAGGATGCTGCATATGAAGACTCTCGGCCATAATTAGAGTAAACTGTTTGTAGAGAGGAGTATCGTCTTTCTTGGGACCTTTGTATGCCCAGTTGTGAGGACTATTAATTCCTAGGAATGCAATAAAAGACATTACTCGCTCGCTCCCTTACAGGTCTAAAGTCTCTTTGAACATTTTACGATAGTTTTCAGCTTGTATTTCCCATGACCACGCAGTTTCTGCTGTTTTTCTAGCTTCCCAACCCATACGCTTAACTGCCTGTTTATTATACCTGAAATACTTGAGTTTTTCAACGTACTCTGGAATTGCCAGCGATATTTGAAATCCGTTAACACCGTCTATAATAAATTCAGGCATATTACCAATAGAATTAGAAATAAGAGGTCTGCCGGTTGCAGCAGCTTCTAGTGCAGGATTCGGAGTACCATCAATGGTACTTGCTACTAAATATAGATCAATAGTTCGGTAAAATTCTGGGATTGTAATAATAGGATCAGCGTCTTTCCATGATTTGGTGAATGTCCTTAACTCTACACCAGGAACCTTTCGGATAGCAGGAATTATGAATCTCCTTAATCCTTTTTCTGGCATTGGCTTTCCCAGGTAACCAACAACTATATTCGGGTTTCGTGTGGGCTCCTGATATTTAAATAAAGTACAATCAACACCATTTGGAGTGTAGTAAATCCTCTCATGCCGCCCATCCAATGCTCTAGTCAGTATACGACTATTAACATGTAAACCTGCACAAACATCATTAAAATTCTTCTGTCCGATATGTTTCCTAAGAGCAAGATGTCCTGTGATCCCAGTCAGTTTACGATTTCTATCTATATTCTGGATATATCTCAGATGGACAGGAGTGTAGGTGAGGTAGATATCATATTCATCTTTAATTCTGCTATTCAACTCCAGGTATTGAATTTGTACATCAAATTCATCGGAAAGATATTTTTGTAGGTAGCGGCTCTTTATTCCCCATGCCCATTGTGGAACATCTGGCATAAGTAAAATCTTTGGTTTCTTCATACTATTACCTAGCAATATACTCAAGCAGTTTTCTATTAGGATCTTTTTTACTTTTATCTCTACCTTCCTTGCCTTTGAAATGAATAATGTAAGGATGATGTATGAGCCACTCTGGTTTGTAGCAATTATACTTTTCGCAGGGAAGCTTTTGTACATTCATGGAAAGAAATTCAGGTTCTTCCATCAAATGCAAGAAGATGTTTTGTTCGTATTGACCTGTGTTATCAGGGACGTGCTTCTTAATCTTTGCCCACTTATTCCAAAGAGTTTCAGTCTGATTGGACAGACGCCAGAATACAACTCCTAAATTAGGATAGGCATCTTTGTGCTTGCGGAATTTTAGAATATAGCTTGAATCTTTACGTACTGTTAAAACAATCTCTGCATTAGGATCGATGTCTGGAAATTGTCCGTCTGCGATAGCCGTATCAGCATCTAGTTGTAGAATAGCTCCCTTTCGATCTATTCTTTTAATTGTTCTTAGAAATTCTACTCGATTATTTATGATCATCTTATACTGAGGAGATTGTGTTCTGAAGGTTCCTTTATTCTTGTGAGGGAGGTCAATAACACTTACTTTATACTTATGTACTAAGAGCTCAATTTCGCTCTCTGATAGTCCCACATCCCCTATAAATATCTGCTTTCGGTCTACATCAAATTTCCACAGGGACTCTAACAGTATCTTCAAGAATCTGATTACGTTATGACTGGCGATGATTCCTATTGAGTAGTCATGGATCGTTTTCATATATACTTCTTCATACTTGCAATAAATTCTTTAGCCCTGATTTCTGTGGTGTGTCGTTCTAAAATGAGAGAATAGCCATTTCGGGTTATTTGTTCTAATTGGGAAGAAGCTAGCCATTTTTTAATCAAGATTTTAGAGTTATCCGTGTGCTTTATCTCAATCATATTCTTACCAGGTACAAAACCAAGTTCTCCTAATTCAGGAATAAAGTCTGAGCATAAAGCAGTAGCACATGCAGGGATTTCAAAAAGTTTCATAACAGGATAGCCAAACCGAGAAGTACAACCAACCGCAATTTTGCATTCATTCAGTAGTCTTGCATAATCAATGCCTGATGGCCATGCTCTACCTTTTCCTGGCATTCTCTCGGAAGGCCGCTCGATTCGTTTATAAAAAGAGGCATTCTTCAATTCTTTGTCAATCTTGGCTCGAATGGGATAAACTTTGGAGTTATTTATACCGGTAGAAAGGCACCCAATAGGTTTTTGGCGTCCATAGTCTCTAAATACCTCCCACGGAATTGAATGTGGTAACCAAATAATTGAATGGTTATTTAAATAGGGGTGGAACTTCTTTGTGGCATTTTTATATCGCATGCAGAATATATTAAATTTGAAGTTGTTGTGGGCTTGTTCTACATATCGTCGTACCATTGGCCCATGTTGATCTTCTATGAGTATTGCTTTGGGTATTTTAATATCTTTCCACCTTTCAGACATGAACCCAAAAATAGCATCTGTAAAAACTAAATCGTAATCATTAACCGTATCTAAATTTATCATAGAGGGTAATTTACGTCCCTGCATGACAACTTGCCTACAAAATGTACCTGCTACCGTATCGGGTTTTCGAATAACAAAATCTACATGAACTAATTGTCTTACTGCTTGTTGTAATCCGGCAAATATATGAGAAGCAACTCGATTCGTTCTATCTATTGTCAGCCATAATATCTTCATATCTATTTCCCAATCCTTACATTCCATTTTTTGTAGAAACGATCCCAACTTCTTTTTGCGTGTTCTGCGTTGTGCCTAATCTTTTTGTACTTCGGATTCTTCTCATTTGGGTTATAAGCAGCGTAACCTCCTATGTTGAGGTATCCAATCTTCCAGTTAGCTTTTTTCATTTGCATACAGAAATCCATATCTCCCCATCCAATGTAGTAGTTTTTATCGAGATCACATTTATCGAATACTTCTTTTCGTATCATCATTGTAGCAGAACCTACCCCATCTAACTGTCCGAACGGTTTTGGAGCGGGTCTATTTAGAAGACGATCACCTTCTAATCTAGCTGTCATTGATGGAGGTCGACAAGATAAGGCAACAGCACCAAATTGGGACTTTCTTTCAAGTATAGAGGCTAAAACCTCTACTGCATAAGGTGGAAGAATAATGTCATCATCCAAAGTCATGATATAAGGAGTGCCAAAATGCTGACGGGCTCTAGTAACAACATCATTTCTTGGAACTCCAGAACCATGATTTCTATGTGTGAATTGTAGATCATATGCCCTGTAATATTTAGTAAGTGTTTGTACAAGCTTGATTTTGAAAGCTAGTGGCATAACTTCCGCAGCTTGTACACGTAGGCAAAGATACAATGGGGTCTTTATTGCTTTGTGAGTATTCTCCAATTGTTTGAATAATAGTTCGTAACGATAAAGTGATAGTGTGGCCATTGTAACAAGTGGTTCTTTTGCTTCTGCTATTTTCATTATAGTATTGGGATTTAGCCCTTCCCACTTCTTAGCCAATTCTTTAATTTCCACTAAATATCCTTCCGATCCATTGCTTTACCGAATGATTTTTGCTGAGTTCTTACTAGAATCTTTCTTACCCAATGAATTTTATCTTTAGGTAATTCCTGGTACATGGCCAGGAGAAAATCGTAGTCTCCTGCGATTCCACTTTTACAGAGATGGATATGCTTGTTATAGAGCTCTTTCTTGGAACAGTAATTGAAGGATCCAATCAGGCCCCGAGCTGGGACGGTACCAAATCTATAATCGATAGGGGGCAAAGAGTATTCGATCTCAGAAAAGTACCCTCTCCATAAGATAAGACTAGGAGCATACTGCTGATCGAGGAATTTAAGAAGGGCAATGAAACCATGATTTGTAATTTCGTCGTCATCATCCAGAACCATAATAAATTTTCCATGGCTTAAATCTTTCTTTTCATTTAATAACTGATCTGCCCATGCCAATCCCTTTCCTATTTTATCCTCTAATATTATATGCTCGTAATCCGCATCTGTTTGCATTTCCACAGAGGCAATGCAGCGGTGGAGGCAATTAGGCTTTTTATAGGCTCTTGTGATAATCGTTAAGAAGGGCTGCTTATCCAGGGGAGCAGCTTTTCCTCTATGACATTTGATATCAAGCATTTTCGCCCTTCTAAATCTCTGATGTGGATGTAGTAGACAATATGAGGATGCGTAGCTTCTATCAGATTCAAGAGTCCACATATTGTAAAATAGACTTTATATTTATTTATTGCACTAGGGGGTGACAGAGGATCTTCGGGGGTATCGAGTAGTGGTGATAAGCAAAAGATAATATCATAAGTCTTTTTTGCATGTTCCACTCCTTTTGTAATATATTTCCAAACTTCTCGGGTCTCTACATTATGTTCAGAGAAGGTAAGAAAATATGCTACATTATCAAGTGTTGTCCTGTCAGAAACAAATCCGTACTTCTTATGTTTCCTTTCCCAATATACTTTCTTGTTTATCAAGCTCGACTGAAATTCAAAGTTATCTTTCCTTGCCAATTCCAAGTCACCTTTATATACTGTATTGATTAATCTTCTAGTTTGATTCAAATAAGTATATTTAAATCCGTATTTTTCTACTATGTAATTAGCGGAAACTGTTTTCCCCGAACCTTGTCCCCCACAGAATGCGACACACAGTTTTGGATCCTCCCTATAGACACCTGTTTTTTCCCGCACGGCCCAATGCCTCCTCTATTTTTGTTGTAAGCAGTGAAATCCTTTCCAGCTTGATTATTAGCATAGCAGAATAATTTATGACATCTATGAGCTCAGAAATAGCTTCTGTAGATAAAGAGCGATTATCCTCATCAGGATCATAGGTACCATGCTTCCTTACACCATCCCTGAATTTCTGCACTGCCAATCCATGTATACGATGGAACTCTCTCTCGATATCTTCTTCTAGTACTCTATCTAATTTCTCATTAATGATATTAGTAGTTCTTCGTATACTATAACCAAGAACAGATTTTAATGGAGTTTGTCTTAATAGGTGTTTTATGAAATTAAACATAATAAATCCTACAGTGGCACATTAAATCCACTTGCTTGTTTATGCCCACCGCCTCCATATTTTACAGCTATTTCGGAAACATCGATATCTGAACGGGATCGGAGTGAGAATATACGTTTCTCTCCATGGTCATAGTATACAACACCGAATGTGCCGATCTCTGCTAGTTTCCCTGCAATCTCGCTTTGATAGAGTGGACAATTAACAGCTTTTACCTGATGACCATCTATAACTATATCCCTCTTATTGATAGCTACAAGCCGATCTACATTCATATCAATGTGCCTCATGATTGCGGTACCGTCACTTATTAATTGCCCGATAGACGCATTCCCGCCTTCGATGAGTGTATCCCAAACTTTAAAATCAAATGGATAACTACCAAGTCCATAAGTTACTTCTCTGGAGTTAGGAAGATCAAATTTCCACAGGTCTCGATCTTCGATATATTGAATTAATGGTGGAATTTCTAGTCCCGGCATAAAAAGTATCCATGCCATAACAGCACCTGCCCGATCCGAAAATTTACAGTATGGTAAATCTTCGAGAACTGTTTTGGCTGAAATGTGGTGATCAAGTACGGTTAGAGATTTGGCAATGGAATGTATCTTTTCTATTTCTTCACGTTCAAAACTGAAGTCGAGTATATAGACGTCGTTGTCTTTACAAATATCGAATTTAGGAGGCTCGCCATACTGCCAGGAGTAGTATTCTGCTTTGGATCCAAACTTTTTCCATGCACAATAGGCAGCACCAAAACCATCAGCATCCCGGTGATAAATTATTATTGTACTCATACTTCTATCCTCCTTCTAGAATGCGCCATACATGGATAAGAGATTAATAATACAATATGTGGCTGCAAAATATAGTAGGATACGTTCGAAATTGGTCACTTTTTCTTTCTCCCTCTTTTCTTCTTTACCTTTGTCTTGGTTCGTTTTTTCACTTTTGTTTTGGATCGCTTCTTCACTTTCGATTTGGATTTTCTAGTAATCTTTTTACTTTTCCGTTTCTGCTGTTTTATTTCATTGATGGGGGGATGGGATTCCCAGTCAGTAAGAAACTCTATATAGCCGCATGTACACCTCCACTTTTCTTTATCTCTCCCTTCCCCCCGTTGCGCTATTCCTTTGAATTTTAGATTCTTGCCGCATTTGCCGCAAAGCATTTTTTTCCTTTCTTAGCGTATGTCGATTTCTTCGTGTCCTTCCAGTAAACGCTGAATTGATTGTTTGGGGTATTTAATCTTCTTTCTTATTTTCGGTCTGTGAGTTTTCTCAGATCGTTGGATGGTTGGTTTGGATTTCCTACGTAGATATTTGTTTGTTTCACGCATGCATTTTACCTCTGTTGTGATAAAAAAGGACGTAGATAGTTTTGGAGTTGAGTAAAATAGTTGGTAAGGGTGGAGATCTGGTGAAGACAAATTTCGATATTTTCAGTATCCAGGTGTTTGCGTAGAGTGTTACATATCTCTATCTGTAGAGATACAGTTTTTAGTTCCCCAAGTATTTCCTGTTGGCGTTTTTGTAGCGAGGCGAGCCGATAGGTATTGAAGTTAATAGGGCGCTCCTCTTTAATAGGTGCCTGATTGTAAGCGGCTATAACATCTTTTCCCATCGATTCCTTGTCTCTCTAAGATCTACGATGGAACGATCTACTTTCGAAGCTGGATTTCGACTTTTAATTTTTTCCAGTTTCTTTAGATACTTAGTAATTTTTCTAATTTTGTTCTTGCGCCGCCTATCTTCTATTATGTAACGCTGATTTTTCCTACTATCTTTTTTTGACCGTTTCTGGCTTCTACCTTGACGTGCCACAGAGTCTCCTTCTTAGTATAAAGATGAATGAAAACTAAGAATTTTTCAACTTTTATACAAAATCATCAAATTTTTCTTCTTCATCATCGTTAAATGACATGGATTGTGTAAGGATTTCAATGGCTTTATTCTCACATTGTCGTATGTACTCCCTTGTGACTCCACGTTTTTTGCCGATCTCGTCCAGGGTTTTGTCACGATAGTAATATCTTTCAACAAGTATTTCTAACAACTTCTTTTGTTTTGGTTTGAAAAAGTGTTCTAGATAAGTAAATGCCTTATCACTGGTCTCAAACTTATCTAACATTGGTTTGAGGTCCTTATATTTGTTATCTAAAATTTCTACTCTTTTTGGCACTTTCGTTACCTCCTCTAATACTTCTCTACACGGTTTACAAATGCCTTTCTGATTTTTCATGATCACTTTGTCACAGATATCGCAATATTCGATAGGATTGGTTTTCCGTCGATGAAACCATCTGTAGCATATGATACACAGATCGAAGGCATAGAGCTCCTTATCCTTATGGCACCACCAACATTTTGCCATTGCTCTGCTCCTTCTTTTAATTAAACATATCTCTGTATGCCTTCTTTATCCAAAAGAATAAGTTTACCCCATGTAGATTGTACGATGAAAACTTTTTTCTCATCATTCAATATTGCATAGAAGACATCGAATTTTTTCTTGTCTGCGTCCGGTGATGATTGGTCATGCCAAACATTTATAATCGGATACAGATACTCATTTGAGAATTTACCTACCTTACCCAATTGTTCTGAGGCACTATCATTTAGTTCAAAAGCAAGATCACAATCATCTACATCACTAACCTCTTCACACCACTTCGCAGGAATGACAAAAGTATTACCTCTATCATCAGGGATTGCGAAATAGAGAATAAACTTACGTGGTTCAGGATGGTGAAGATCGTGCCAGACATGGACTATTGGGTAACGGGGGTGCTTTTCATACTTGGCCAGGTTTTTTAGTTTATCTTTACCATAATCATTAATCTGCGCTTCTAACATCAGCATTACCTCCTTTTAAATATCAGAACAGTTCACAAATTCGGATTGACAATTCTAGGAATATTATATATTATAGAATATAGTTTTGCAACAAAAATAAATAAAAAGGTGGCGTATGAGTAAATTGGTACGTTCGACTCGTAGTTTGGATGAGCATGTTGACAACCTGCTAAAAGTGCGGGAGCTCAGAAATGCTGGTAAGAGTAATCGTAGTATTTGTAAAGAGCTTAATATTAGCTACATCGTATTGAAGAATTACGAAACGATACTTGTTAAAAAAGAGCTTGAAGGATTATCAGATGAGTTCCAAAATGAAAAACGTTTGCTGTTAGATGATCAGGTTCTATCAGTAATAGGAAAATTAAATGAGGCTGGGAAAGCTGTCGAACAAGAACATGATAATTTAGTGGAACAAATCAATACCCTACTTGCAGATGATAAAATAGATGTGTTGGTAAAGGCCAAACTAAGAAGATTTGTTCGGTACCCTGTCAATGATATAGCACACATTCAAAAACTTATACTCAATGCTGTCGAGCTGCGTTCAAAAATATGGGGGCTTGATAAGGAGCACAAAGAAACAGCTTCCATCACAAATAATAGGAAAATAGTTTTTCAGTTGAATGAAAAAGTCGAGACAGATGCCAATAAGTTAAACTCTATAGCAGATTCAATTATAGAAAATACACATGGGATGCGGATGCAAAAAGAGAACTAATGGTACGAGGGCAACAGCAACAGAGAATGCTTTACGATTTGTTTATTGTCCTCAGTGCGATGTGGTAAAAGCAAAAAGGGGCATAGCTTCTGAAATAGCGAAGTATAGATGCCCCCAATGTGACCACAAGCCGGTAATTTTTGCTAGGCCACCAACAGCACAAAGACTGCGTAGAGAGAAGGAGAGGCGAGGGATTGATGAGCCTTCAATCGGTAGCTAATGATCAAATTACTGACAAACCAGTTCAAGTCGAATTGGATATGGATGAATGGTATAACTTGTGCCGTGAACGTCCTGATGCCTTTGCACACTATTATTTCAAACATATTCTTAGATCTCCTAGTAGCGACTTCCACTTCTTATTGTATTCTCTTATCAAAAAAATAAATGAGACACCCTATCCTAATAATATTGCTATTGCAGCCCCACGAGGAAGTGCCAAGACACAAATTATAAATGTAATCCTCCCTATCTGGTGTGCAGCCTTCGAACTAAAAAAATTTATTGTGGTTATGAGTGAAACAAGCAGATTGGCAGAAGCAAACTTAGAATCTATTAAGTATGAGCTTACGTCCAATGAACTTCTTGCTGAGCACTTTCCGCATCTTGTTGGTGAGGGAGCAACTTGGAGAAAGGAAGTTATTGATACTTGTAATGATATACGAATCATTGCAGTGGGCAGTGGTAAACAGGTACGAGGAAGTCAGAAGAAGGGAGGACACAGGCCTGATTTGACATTGTGCCATCCTGCTGGAACTAAAATACTAGGTACCAAAAATAATATTGATGTATCTATGTTAACAGTAGGAGATAAAGTTTATAACCATAATTGGGAAGAGGATGAGATTATAGCCTGGAAACCTCATACTTGGACTGGTGATTACTATAAATTCAAACTCTACGGGCACCCAGAAGAAATTGTAGCTACAGCAGGGCACCAATTTTTTGTAAGGAAGAGGGTAGGAAAAAAATATATAAGAACCGGTAATCACATGAAATGTTTAGATAGAGGAAAATGGAAGAGAAACCAATATGAATGCCTGGTAACATATTCAGAGCCCAAAAAATTGAATGTAAGAGAAATAGAAAAGGGGGATATGGTAGGGTATAAAATAAATACTAAAATAATTCCCATAGAAGAAATAGCAAGAAAAGAAAATTGGAATATATACAAACCTGGGGGGGAGATAATAAATAGGGATGATAAAGGTAGGATTGTACAAGGCGGTAAAGGATCATATAAGCCAGTAAATATTGGTGGTAAAGAGTGGTGGCTGGCTTCGAAGGAGTTTTGGTGGCTTGCAGGAGTATTTTTAGGAGATGGGACAGTAGATAGAAAAACAGGTTATAGTACTAGATTCTCTTGTAATCCGTCAGAAATAGACCATATTAATAAAATTATTAGAAGTATCGAATTTTTGGGGAATACGCCCTCTAAAATCCGAGAGAAAACAGTTGTAAGTATACACCTATCAAATAGACTCATAAATTATATTTTTAATCAATGGAAAAGAGAAAAGAACTCCCACAAAGTACCTTCAAGAAATATTGAGTTTTTAGATCCAGAATTACAAAGGCAATTAATCTTAGGTTATATTGCCGCAGATGGTTGGGTTTCTAAAGAGCAGGGGGTTAGAATTACATCGGTGTGTTTTGAGCTCCTAGAATTTATACAGAGGATCCTTCTTCGGCAGGGAATAGTTAGTAGTATTAGGAATGGAATAAAAGGAGGAGAGGTTAAAATATTTGACCGTATTGTAAACACTCAAGATAAGTATGATCTCTATTTTAAACAAGATGCCTGGAAACTCGGTCTACTACCAAAACCAAAAAGCAAACTTAAATTGAATAAGCGCTGGTTTATTGAAGATGATACTGTGTGGAGAAAAGTTAAAAGTATAGGTTCAGAATATAAGACAGATATTGTATTTCCATTTAAAGTAAGAGATGAGCATTCTTATCTAACTACCCAATTTTATAGCCTAAATTGTGATGACCTTTCCTCGGACGAGATGGTAAGAACAAAGAAAAGACGTGATGATCATGAGGATTGGTTTAGGAGGGCTGTTATGGGAATGGAAGGAACGGCTGATACAAAAATGGATGTTATTGTCACAGGTACTATTCTACACCCCCATTGTCTTCTTTCCAAGTTACTAGATCCTAAAATATTTGCTGGTTGGGAATCCTATAAATATAAAGCCATATACGAATTTTCTAAATCACCTCTATGGAAAACGTGGGAGCACCTTTATACAAGTTATGAGGATGAGAAGAGAGAAGAAACTGCATACAATTTTTTTAAAGCGCATGAAAAAGAAATGCTAGAGGGTACTAAAGTGCTTTGGCCAGAGGGAGATGGGTACTATAAACTGATGGTTTATAAAATTAAAGCTGGACCAAGAGCTTTTGCTAGTGAGAAACAAAATACTGCAATTGATCCTTCACAAACTCTATTTGACCCACAAAGAATAGTTTACTTCGACCGCAGGGACATAGATCTAGATAAATTGGTTATATATGGTGCTATAGATCCTGCTAGTGGTGAGGCAAAACGACAAGGAGACTTATCAGCAGTTGTAACTATTGGCAGGGATCCAAAGTCAGGCATTATATATGTATTAGATGTAATGGCCGCAGCGAAGGGTCCTAGTTACTGTATTAAGTATATTAAAAGAGTGCATGAGCTCTATGACTACCGAAAGTTTGGAGTGGATCAGGACGCACTAAAAATGCTAAAGGATTTCATCGAGAAGGACATACCAGATTTACAGGGAAAATTAACCTTGTATGATTTGAGACTACCTAAACCTAAACGTATTGATCGATTAGAACCTATTATTCATAGTGGGCTCTTACGTTTTCAAAGGAATCAGTTAGAGGCGACGGAGGAATTAACATTTTATCCCAATAGTGAGCATGACGATGTTCTGGATGCCTTAGAGATTGCTGTAAGACTTACAGGACACCGAGGTTACAGACTCTTAACATATTAGAAGGATAACCAAGATGCAAAAAGTACATGAGAGACGTCACCCACTGTACGAGGAATATCAGGATGACTGGGAATTTTATATGCAGAGTTTCAAAGGTGGTGATACATACCTGGAAAAATATCTCGCCACTCATCGTCTTGAGAATGCTGCAGACTATGGCCGACGTAAGCAAAGAGCCTACTACTTGAATTACTGTGCTCCTATTGCAATGATTCCGTCAGATTTTATATTTAAGAAGGAAGCAACACGTCCCGCAGATGATACTTTAACTGCTATCCGAGAAGACGTGGATATGAGAGGAACGAATATACATGAATTTATGCGGCGTATTTGTACATTAAGTTCTATCTACGGTCATATACATATTCTTATAGACCGACCCAGACCTCCACAAGAATTTGAAGAATTAATTCTCAATGGTAAGACAACTAAATTAGATAGTATAGTTTTAAGACCCTATGCAACAATCATCGAACCACCAAATCTGTTAGACTGGTCAGTGAATGCGGAGACACAAGAACTTAATTGGATATTATTATATGAGGAAGTATATGACGATGAAAACTTCGAAGAAGAACGTGAGGTAAAAGCTCGATATAAAATATGGACAAAAGATGAATGGATTATCTACGATGAGGATAATAACATTACAGATAGAGGAATGCATGGTCTAGGATTTGTGCCGCTAATTACATGTTATCATAAAGATATTGATCTTGATATGATTGGTGAAAGTATGTTGAAAGATGTGGCCGATGCAAACAAAGCTATCTTTAATTGGTGCAGTAACATTGATGAGATGATTGCACGTCAAACATTTTCGCAATTAATATGCCCTGATGATGGTTCCATGCTTACAGAGGAAGTAGATGAACAAGGCAAGTCGGCAGCATTGAAACAAGTAGGATCATCCACAATATTCACGTTCCCAGCCGATGCAAGACACGCACCAGCTTTTATTTCCCCAGATACTCGCCAAATTAGTACGATATGGGAAATGATACAAAACCATGTGAGAGAGATGTTTCGTATGGCAGGACTAGTATCCGCAAAAACATCCCTTGTACAACTCCAACAGCGTACAGGTCGAGCTCAAGAATTCGAATTTCTAGATATGGCAGTATTCTTTTCAGCAAAAGCAAAAAAACTTGAAAGTACAGAAAATAAAATGAATCGAGTTTTTTATAAATGGATGGCTGTATATGATAGAAGTCCAGAACGATGCTACTATCCAGAAAAATTTGACATTACATCACCTAATGAAATTGTAGAACTATTCACGAAGGTAACTCTCAATGCAATCTCAGGAACACTAAATAAAGAAATGGCAAAGAGACTGACACATCAAGTATTACCAAATGCTGAAGACGAAATAGTCGAGAAGATCTATAAAGAGATTGAAGCAAATCAAGTACTTGAAGATCCAACACTATTAATGAAGGAGCAGCAAAAACCTAATATTAAGACTCCTCCTTCCCAAGACGAGGAAAGTAGTGAGGAGCAAGAAGAGGAGGAAGAAGAGGAGGAAGAAGAAAAAAAGCAAGGACAACCCAAAAAGGAACGAGTACCTAATACCAAAAATCCAACACGTAGAGCAAAATGGAGGAACCAACAAAATAAGTAAAACTATAGGAATTTTATTGACTTTATAATATTTTTCTATATAATGAAAATGATGGGTATTACTAGATGTCTTACCCGTTGATTACAAACTACATCCCGAAGAGTCGGGAGAGGAGGTAAAAATGCCAGAAGAGACGAAACAAGAAGACGGAAAGACCGGAGTAAGCGCCTCTGAAAAAAAGGTGGATGATCTCGAAAAACAGATTGAGTTAGAGAGAAAACGTCAGGAAAATTTGAAGGCTAAAGAAGAAGAAGACAAACTGCGTAAAGTAGAAAACGAAGAAGAGAAAGTAGCTGCCGCAAAAAAACCTGAAGAAGATCCTAACAAAATTACTGTTGAACGAGCATACCTTTCACAAATCAGAGATGAGGCCAAGGGATATCGGAAAGAGCTAGAGAGCCTTAAAGAACAATTCACGAATGTGCAGTCCGTATTGAAGAATCAATTTGGAGTTGATTCTGCATCGGCTCTGCAAGAAAAATTGGAGGAAGCAAAAAAGGCAAAAGAGAAAGAAGAAGAAACAAAACTAAGTAAGGTTGAATTAGCTGAGAAACGTGCCCAAAGTTTAGAAAAACAACTCGAAGAGGAAAGAATCAAAAGTGAGACAAGAGTGAACGAGCTAATTAAATCTAGGGATGACATGATCATCCAACATTCACTAATCCAGGCAGCGGTTGCTAACGACGTGGCGAATCCCAGACAGGTATATCAACTGTTAAAGGATGAGTTCTACGTCGACCCTGATAGATTAGTTCCTCTATACAAGGCCGAGGATGGTGAGATGTCACTTGATGAAAGAGTAAAAGTATTTTTAGATGATCCTGACAACTGGAACCTTGTAAGATCAAAAATACCTATGGGTAGTGGATCACAGGGTTCGGTTGGAGGCGGTGGAAAACACATGTTTACAAAAGCGGAGTTAACAGACATGAGGCAAAACCGCCCAGATGAATATAAAGAAAGACAAAAAGAAATCCTTAAGGCCTATGCAGAGGGACGTGTAAAACCGTAACTCTGTCTTAAGGAGATATCCCATGCCACTAGGTACAGATTTTGTAACAACAAGCGAAGTCGATTGTTTTATCCCTAAATAAGCTTGGGGCTTATGTGGGTGACCACATAAGAAAACGCTATAAATTCAGGGGAACCCCTAACGTAAAGTCGAGGGCAATCCTGAGGCAAGCAAGGAGAGGTAAGGTGCAAAGACAAGAGGTGGATAGCAAGATAGTTAACAGTATATGTAATGACTATACTGTTAATATGCTGACACAGCGTGATATCGCAAAAAAATATGGTATAAAACGAGGGGTTATTATAAGAATACTCAAAGAATCCCACATTGCGTCTCGTTCACGCCACTATAGAAGAACTCCTCAGCACCGCACTTTTACCTGTAATTATTGTGGTAGAGAATTTAATGATCTTGTTGCTTACTGTAACAGATGTCACCCTAAACACTACAATGATTATATAAAAATCCTTGAAGCTGCAACGACTATAATTAGCGGGACTCTTTTTACAAGGAGTTCATGGGATAGTCTGAACTGTGCGGAAACGCACAGAGGTAATGAGAAATCATTACCCGCCTAGCAATTAGCACTAGGTCACAAAAGTAACAGCTAGGAGCTTTGGTCCGATGAAATACTCGACGCTTTGGAACATGCACTTGTTATGGCCAAATTGGTCAACACGGACTTTTCCGATCTAGTTCAAGGAAAGGGTGATGTGGTTAATATCCCAACGGTAACAAATTTAACAGCCAACGACAAGGTTATTAAAACGCCTGTTACCGTACAATCCCCTGACGAGACATGCATTAGTATCACCGTTGACAAGCACAAAGAAGTAAGCTTCCTGGTAGAGGACTTCGTTGAGATTCAAACTTCTGTGAATCTTAGAAGCATCTATACTAGGAGAGCTGGATATGCAATTGCCAAAGTTATTGACGATGACCTGATCACACAGGCAGGAACATGCTTTGACTGCATTGACAGTACTTCCACAGGTAATACCAGTACTCTTAACGAGGACGACATCCTTCTGGCAAAAACATTGCTGGATGAGAATGACTGCCCAATGGAAGATCGTCATATTGTTGTAGCCCCACAGCAGTATAACAGGCTGCTTGCTATTGATCGATTCACAGAACATCGTATCCTCAATAACGATGGTCGGCCAATCGAGAGAGGTGTTATCGGTACAATTCATGGATTTACTGTATGGATGACCCAACAGCTTGCTGCCACTGGAACGGCGACAACGGATACAGTGGATACACTTGTATTCCATCGAGATGCGATGGCGATGTTGCTGCAGCTCCGTCCAAGAGTACAGGCTAACTATGTGCCTGAGTATCTTGGCTGGCTTGTAACAACTGATGTTATGTATGGTCTCGGATGTTTAAGGGATGATTGGGGATACATCATCCAAAATGATGCTATCACATACGACACATGCTAAGCTAGTGAAACTGGAGGGGGGAGGTTTAGGCCTCCTCCTTCTACTTTTTAGTAAAGCCTTTAAAGGAGAATATCATGCCCCTACCTACCAGAACAGTCAAAAGATTAAAAGACGGCGCAATAAAGAGGATGCAAAGTGGTTCAGCAGCAAAACTCGTTGCTAGAGGAGGCTACGAATATATAGATGGTGGTGTAGATGAAAGTGAGAAGATGAAAGTGGAACAAGCACAAAGAAAAAGCTACAAGAAAATTTCAAATACTGATTCTGATAAAATTGTTACTAGAGACTTGAAGATTGGCCCGTCTGAACTCGCACCGGAACAAGTAAGAAAGCTACGAGGACCCAGGAAAATTATAAAGAAAAAAGATGAAGTGCCTGAATCGGTAATGAAACAGATTCGAGCAGCAAACAGTGCAAATATCCCCGCCACTACCACATTAGGAAAAGGAGCCGATGCCCTGAAGTCCCTTATTGAAGAGACGAAAGCAAAACGGAAAAGAGCTAGACGGACGGGGACAGGTTAATGGGGAAAAGAAAATCTTCGGAACAGGGCCAAATTCGTAATGCGATATTGAAAGGCTCCCTGAAAAAATCCCTGTCTCTACCACCGACAGGGATTGTAGGACTTGATGGCAAAGTAATTGAACGCCCTATCAAACGTCTACCTAAACTGGATAAGGAAGAGAAGATTTTAGATATATATGCTCCCTGTTCTTGGCCTTTTGTATACAGAAAATTCATGGTCAATTTCTGTCGAATTATACATCCAAAAATGATGGTGCCTCTAAGGAAATTTGGTATTACAGACTATTTTTGGGATATCAACTCAAAATTTCCAGTCTGTAAAAATAGAAATACAGCTGTCTTGAAAGCTAGAAAATACAATGCTGACTATATGATGTTTATTGATGCTGATATGCAACATCCACCAGATATTGTATACAGACTGGCAAAACATGAACTTCCTATTGTTAGTGGTATGTATTTCCATCAAGCACCTCCACATCTGCCAGTTTGTTATCGACACAAAGAAGCTCATAATTACGTTCATTGTTGGGATTATCCAAAAGACAAGTTATTTGAAGTTGATCTGATTGGAATGGGATGTGTACTTGTGGATATGAGAGTGTTTGATGATATTGATATGCCTTATTTCAAGTATGATTCGAGTCGTGAGGATGGAATTGTTGATGTGACTGAAGATGTAGAATTTTGCAAAAAGGTTCGAGCTGCTGGATATAATATTATGGTTGATCCTAGTGTTCAATGTACTCATATAAATATTGATGACGTCGCACAAACACATTTCGAAGCCTATATGGAACAGTATCAAACTTATACTGCGTTAATGGAGAAATTTGGAGATGGAACAATTAGCAATATTAGTGATGAATAGCATGTTTTTAGACCTGCTGTTTTTCCTGTCAGTGTATGGAATAGCAACCATTATTTCTTCTGAATACATCTTTATGCCAGTAATTGATAAATTTAAAAGATTTGAAAAACTACACTATCTTCTCACCTGTAATAAATGTATGTCAGTCTGGGTTGGAGGATTAGTATCTTTCTTCTACTGGTCAGTTCTCACTCCGGTCCTTGATGCTGCAATCTGTTATGTCGTTACATCTGCACTCAATAAATTCCTTGACGATCCAGAATAATTAGGGATTGACTTGCGTATAGACTAATGATATTATAGGATGTAAAATAGTGGATTAGCACCAAAGACTATGCGGAGTTTAGAGGAGACGGTAGCGATGGTACGAAAAGCACTTACATTCACCGAAGAGGAGATCACAGCTTTTCACGAAGAGATGCTATACCCCGTAGTAAGGATACAAGCAAAAAGCGCACTTGGATCTGGTTCTATTATTTACAGTAAGCCAAAACAAGATATCCCATCAGAGTATGAAACCTATATTCTGACGAATCACCATGTAATTGATTCGGCCATTACACAGGTTGAAAAGTGGTCGAGCCTTCTCCAAAGAAAATATAAGGGAGATGTCTTTGCTGATGTTGATGTGGAAATTTTCGAGTACCAGTATGAATCTTGGGAACCCACCCACCATACTATTCCAGGTGAGATTGTAACCTACGACCAGGACCAGGATTTAGGATTGGTTCGCCTAAAGACGGTAAAGCCAATGAAATATGTCGCCAGGATGCTGCCAAAAGGTGAATCAAAAAATAGACTGCGTATGTTTATGACAACGCTTACAGTCGGATCCGGTCTTGGTGAAGAGCCTTTCCCCTCTATCCCAGGTATGTTAGCCAACTTGAATCGGAGAATTGCAAACACAGATGGGAAAGGTTACACATTCCACCTGAGTAGTTCACCCTCAATTTTTGGGAATTGTTTAGTAGGAGATTCGTTGGTCTCTATGTCAGATAATACGGTCAAACCCATAAAAGAAATAAAAGAAGGTGACTTTGTATGGTCATGTTCAAAGGGAGGTGTGAGTTCTGATAACAAAGTCGAAAGATTTATTGAGTCTGGAGAAAAAGATATATATGAAGTAAAAACTAGAACTTGTTTATTAAGAGCATCTGATAATCATCCAGTTCTAAAGTTCAGCAAGCGCCCTGCACAATATAATCATCCTCCTGTTGATATATGGTTTAAATGGGCGAAAGTAGAAGATTTAGCAGATGGAGATTTAATCGCTGTTTTTGATGGGCAGATTGGTTGCTCTGGGAAGATGCAAAAACAAGAATTAAATATTGAGGGATTTGACAACAAAAACATTCCAACTGGACTGCATCTAGAGAAGGTCGAAAAAATGAAGGTAGTGGGTAAAGAAAAAACTTATGATATTAAACTGGATCACCCCCACAACTTCTTTGCAGATGGAGTTCTAGTACATAATAGTGGTGGGGCCTGTTTCCTTACAGACACGCATGAGATGATTGGGATCCCTTCTAGAATCGCAGTTACTGGCAGATTAGGTAGTGATGCAATTACACATATGGGCTACATTATTCCTATTGAACGTGTATATCGATTCTTCAAAGCCGAACTATTATATTTCCTCTACGATTCAAATTACACATCTGATCAGTGTTTTGATCTACGGAAAAAGAAGCGGGAGGAAGATGAGAAACGAATGGCAATAGATATTAGTAGGAATGGTGAGGTAGATACAAGTAATAACAGTTAATTGGTATAAGGTATGGATAACCAATATCTTTGTTCAAAGGTTACTACTAATGAGGGTAGCACTTCTCAATGCGCACACGAGCTATGCAGTAGGAGCGTCCGAAACGCTTGGCGGAGTAGTATATTCTGAGTATAAGCTATCTTCTCGAATAAATAAAGAACTACAGAATAAATTACTAAATACTGGCAACGATGCTTATATTGTGGATGGATCAAGTGAGAAGCCTTATAGTCGATCATTACGCTATAAGGCTTCTTTTGTTAATATGACAGGTGCTGATATAGCTATCGAAACGCACTTCAACTCTGCGTTTAGTTTGGCTTTAGCAAAACATAGTAGTGGTTTAGAGGTACTTTACAGTGATAAGAAAGAAGGAAATAAAGCCCTAGCCGAAAAAATGGTGGAGGGTTTGAGTGCTTATTTACCTTTTAAGCTTCGTAGAGGAGGTACAGGACTGTATGTGAGGAATAAACTTTACATCCTTACCAATATTGATTGCCCTACTATAATCAACGAGATTTGTTTTTTATCCCACCCTATTGATCGATTGTATCTACTCCACCCCAATTCAACTAGAGTGATAGCCAATGCAATATTAAATGGAATATCAAAATATCAGTCAGTTTCCAATTAGGGGAAGGAGAATCAATGGGCGGTGATGGAATATTAAGTAGAGACGATCTTTTTCTTCTAATGGAAGCATATCGAAATAATATCGAACTCAGTACTACATTATTGCAACAACAAAATCAAATAACTGAACAGCTCAAAAAAACAACAATGCAACAAGAAAAGATATGCACTTCAATAGATAAAGTAGCCAATAAGTTAGATACATGTACAGATGAGCTACATAAGGCGCACCAGGAAATGGTAGTAGAAAAAACAAGGTGCCAAGCACAATCATCAAAAGAACATGGATCAATTATTCATCGGGTTAACCTTGTCTATGTTGGAATTGGTGCCTTACTCGTCCAATTTTTAGCATTTGTTATAGATGTATTTGCTAAACTAGAACTTATCCGTAAAATTGCCGATCATTTGGGAGTTGGATGATGCCGCCTGAGCTTACAATATTCAATAACATTCCAGAGCTTTTATTTTACAAAGCTATCGAACATAGCCCGAGTACTGTGGTAATAACAGATATAGAAGGAAATATTATCTATGTAAACCCAAAATTTTCTGAAGTAACCGGCTATCATTACAAAGAGGTTCTAGGTAAAAATCCACGCCTATTAAAATCAGGTAAAATGCCAAAACAACAATACCAAAAAATGTGGGAAACGATCTCAAAAGGAGGTATTTGGCGAGGAGAATTTCTAAACTGTGCGAAAGATGGCTCATACTATTGGGAAGTAGCATCTATTGCCCCTGTAAAAGAAGGCAACAAGATAACTAATTATATAAAAGTTGCAGAGGTAGTTACAGATCTTAAACAGACAATTATCAACTTGTGGAATATCTTAGATTATTCAAATTATTTTGTAGTTGTGTTGGATAAGAGTCTTGAAATTAGGCTCTGTAACCGCATGCTGGCTAAAACACTTGGATTCGAGAAGGAAAATGAGTTGATAGGAAGAAAGTGGTTTGAATTTATACCAGAGACTACACAAGATATTATCAAAATTGTACATAGAGAAACAACAGATAGAGAAGGACAAATAATGGAATCTATCAGTGAAGTTATAGCTGCCAATGGAAAAGTTGTAACAGCCAAATGGTTTAATTCTTTCGTAAATAGTGAATTGGATTGGGTCTTTAGTTTGGGCGTCCCACTTAAGATAGATGCCCAAAAAAATATTGATAATGTCAGAGAATTTTACAAACAGGTACTGGCCAAAGATAGAACCACAATCGATGCAATAAAGAAGTATATTAACAATGAGGAAACTGGATAAAATTGAAGTTTTTACTAATGCATTACGTTATAGCGATCCATACTATGAATGGCGAGATGATGTTATTAAAGAACAGGGAAAACGCTGCCAAATATGCGGATCAGATATAAAAGTGCATGTACATCACCTCAAGTATTTTAAATCTATAGTAAAAGAATTCCTGTCTCACTACGATCATTTAGATGCAATAAAAGATAAGGACGAACTACTGGATTGCGCTGAGTGGTATGAAGATTTTTGGGATCCTAATAATGGTTTAGTGCTATGTAATAACTGCCATGAGTTTGAACATCCTAATATACTACTGGAGGATGAGTAGGTGCCAACACTTCGTAAAGGGGAAAAACGGTCTAGTTATATCTCTCGCTGAATATCCCAATCAGTGAGGGAAGGTATTCCTCAGAAACAAGCTATAGGGCGCTGCCATGGAATGTATAAAAGTGGGCTGAAAAAACGTAGAAGGAAAACAACTAAAAAATCCAGACGTAAAAGAGCTAGACGGAGATAGAAGTGCCTACGAATAAAAATTTTGTAACCAAAAATAAAGTGGCTTGTTATGTCCCTACACTATGGCCAGGAAGAAAAAAGAGGACGAAAAGGAAACGTTATTTAGTGAAAAGATCGACAAGAAGATAGTAAAAATCATTTGTAAACTAGAGATGATTAGAGTATAATTGTAACTAGTATAACATCTAACAGAAGAGGTGAAGAGCTGATCATGCAGACTAAAATACCCAAAACCCAAAAGCGCTTCGTATACAACACTTCAACGGGTGAATATGAAAGTAATATTACAGGTTGTGGAGTACCTTCCGTTCCGTACATCATAAATCTAGCCAGTGTCTCTACGAGTAATTGGAACTCTTCTTGGCAAATTCCATTAGGATGTAGAGCTGTACGAATCTCCAAAAGAGGAAAAAATAACTCGTATCGAGTATCAGCAGATGCAGCGGGGGCTACTTACATTACAGTAGGTGGTACGGAAGTTTTTGACCTTGGAGAAATGTTTGGACCAGAAGATCCAACGGTACTCTATTTTCAGTGCGTAACTGCACCGGATACGATTGAAATTATGTATTGGCTAGATGGTTCAGAATGTCATACACCTTAATACAATTCATACACAACCTAGTACTTTACAACAATACTGAAAGCACATACTAGTGGTAATATATAAAGATACGAAGTCTATCAAAGTTATGCGTAGAGCTGCGGGATCTTGCGCTTATACTAGCTATCTTACTGGTTGTGGCGTTCCTTCAGTTGCTTACTGTGTACAACTACTTACAGTTTCTACCTCTGATTGGGGTGCAGCTTGGGAAATTCCTTTTGGGTGTAGGGCATTCAGGATTCGTAGAGAATCCGCTTCTGCTGGATTTAGAATTTCCGCCGATGCTGCTGGTGCTACATATATAACAATGGGAAATGGAGAATTCTATAACCTAGACGAGTATTTTGGTCCCGAAAACACGGTCACCTTATACTTCCAATGTTTAAGTAGTGAAGGAGATATACGTATAATTTATTGGATGGATGGCCAAGAATGTCACACTCCTACTGGTACTGTATATTCTAGTTCAAGTTCAAAATCAAGTAGCAGCTTGAGCAGCAGTTCTTCATCTTCAAGCTCTAGTTCAAGATCTAGTTCTAGTTCTAGTTCGAGTTCCAGTTCCAGTTCTAGTTCGAGATCCAGTTCTTGCTCATCTAGTTCAAGTAGTAATCCTGTGTAGGTATGAGTGGTTGAGTTTAAAATAGTTTTTTGTTACAGTATAACCTATAAGTGAGAAGGTAAAATGGCTAAAAAGAAAAAGAAGTGGATTCAAAAGGCCATAAAGCATCCCAACGCTCTCAGAAGATCACTAAAAACAAAAAAGGGCAAGAGAATTCCAGCTAAGAGATTGACAAAAGCAACTAAGAGCAAAAACCCGACATTGAGACGCCGAGCCTTTCTAGCTAAAACCCTAAGGAAACTAGCTGCCAAAAGAAAAAAGAAGAGATAGTGAGAACACTATTAGTTTTTAGTTGCATTTCTGATAGCTTGGATTCCGAAGGGAGAATCCAGGCTATATTTATTTCTATAGGAGAATCCTGCTATGGTTAGAGAAATTTATATCGGTCAATCCGTCCGTATCTACGTTACAATTTACGATGCAGATGGAATCACTCCTCTTAGTGGGGATGATTATACTGACTTCTCTGCTGTTCTAATCAAAGACGGTCAAGTACAAGCTTTGACTCTCACTCCCGGCAATTTTGACGAATGTGGAACTTCTGGAACCTATACTTTTATCTATACACCAACACAGGCAGGAACTTATTATGTCCGACTAAAGGGGAATAATGATTATTATAATGCTTGGAACGGTGAGACATTTATAGTCAAACTTTCTACTACAGGTCTTTCTCTTATAGAAAAAGCTTTAAAAAATAGAATCACAATAGAGCTAGGCGGAGACGGACACTACTATCAAGTTGTGTATGCAGATAACGGAACAAGTGTATTTATGAAGTGGAGACTCTACGATAAAGATGGGAATGATATATCCCTAACCGGAAGAGGACCGGCTTCTCGTGGCACTCCAATTACCTCATAAGGGATAAAGCATGCTTGTAGTAGGCGGATTCATTTCAGGAACAATGAGTACTCGTGGCTTCGGGTCATACGCAGCTATTGAAGAATTTATGGTTGCTAGCATGACACTAAAACAATTGGGTATAGATTTTGCATTGGCTAGACCGTTATCTACGCAGTTCTCATTATCGGTCGCTGAAGGAGAAATACAGATTAGCACTCTTGATATTGAATGGGAAGCACCTAAACAACCCTATGCTCGTATATATATGAAATATACCTCGAATTAAATAAGGAGAGTTTCCAATGGAAGAGATCAACGAGGAAACTACATGTGTTATTACAATTGATTTTCTAGATGAGAATGATGCTGCTATTACCCCAGATACAGCCAACTGGATTCTTTATGATTCTTTCAGTGGAACAAACCGGAGAACGGGAACTATCTCTTCTCCTACTTCTTCATATGATCTTGAATTGACACCAGATGATAACCAGATATTAAGCATCAATAACCGGTATGAGGTGGCCACTCTGTATGTAAACTTCACTTATGGAGGAAGGACAGGTAAGGGGGAATATTCGTATAAAATCATGAACCTAGCAAAAGTTGAGTAAAATTTAAGGAGAGCAAAAGATAAGGATCCTGTATAAGCTAAAGTCACATCTTGCAAGAAATCCAAAAGGAGAAGGTGGCTTATATAGGAATCCTTCAAATAATTCACAAATAGGAACTGTAATGAAAGGAGATGAAGATGCGCTGTCCATTTTGTAAAGATAAGAGGAAAGCAGATAATAAAGAGTGGGACAAGAAAATTGACGAGCATATGGTAGTTACGAAGGATATGAACGGTTATATCCACGTACATGCCCCAACCGCAGATTTTCATGGCAAAGCCCAAATTCGACAGTTCATTGATACAATAGCCAGTCAAACAGGAATCAAAGATCTCAGTGATTCAGGTCAAGTAATGTCTGGTAATATATGTTATTACTGCTCTCCACCGGAAACAATCGGTGACGGCGATCAGACTATTATGGAGCATCTAGTTGTTACTAGAGATTCGCATAATCATATACATGTCCATGGGCCGCTTGAAAAGAAAAATATTATGGAAGAGATGGTTGATGCTGTCTGCCAACATGCTGAGATAGATAATCCTAACATCAAAACTGGACTAGAACAACCTCACGTAGCAGTAGTCAGTAAGAAAGCACCTGAGCAAATCGTTTTTAAGAACCGACAAGCAATTGGTGATATTCTAACGATGAC